TTAGACATGACTACGCACTGTGCTGGTGATCACGCCCCAGATCGATAGCTCATCGTCCTCCAGGACATACCGCGCTGGGTATTTTGGGTTTTCAGATAAAAGAATCACCTCTTTCCCACGTTTGCAAAGTCGCTTGCATACAGGATCATTATTCAAGAGAGCGACAACGATGTGCCCGTGGACCGGCTCAATTGACCGGTCCACAACTGCCAAGTCTCCCTCAAAAATTCCCGCCCCTTGCATACTTTCGCCAGTAATCGCGATGAGATAGACGTGCGGCGCCCTGATATTTAGGACCTCATCCAATGAGATGTGCTGCTCGATGTGATCGGCCGCCGGCGATGGAAAGCCGGCGGGCACCCGAAAAGAGCAAAAGGGCAGCTTCGTGCCACCCTCGGCGATAGGACCTAAAATTGAGAAGCTCATGACGCAACCTTTTACAGATACTGTACGAATGTACAGTTAATAGCGCAGATGGCTTGTGGTCAATTTCGTGTAAGAGATATCTGACAAGCGGGCGGTTCAAGCCACCTCTTCGGTGTACGCGGTGCTGGCCTCGGACACCAGCTCGCGCCACTCGGCAGTGTCGATGATTCCTTGGCTTTTGAGGCCATCAGTCATTGCCAGGCGGGTCTCGTACCTGTACTCGGGCGTCCCGCTAACAAACGCAGGGTCATCATCGAGGGCAAGCCAGGCTCTAAGCTCGCTTATTTGCCGAATATCGAAGGTCATGACGAATCGCACACGTGAAGGTCTACCGTATAGAGATGGGCGACAGTAAAACCGTTCCAGGCACCCGACGTGTGGAGAGGTCTATGTGTGGCCGATTCGTTCAGTACGAGGGGATGGCGATCTATATCGAGGAGCTGAGCCCTCAGATCGAGCTTTTCAGTGGCTACGACGCAGAACCTATAAACCGGTTCAACGTCGCACCGTCGACGCGTGTGCAACTGCTGCACAGCAAAGAGGATGGGTTGCACATTGACGCTGTGCACTGGGGGTGGGCGCCCTTCTGGGCTAAAGGCAAACGACCTGACCCGATAAATGCTCGGGTAGAAACCGTCACGACTGGTAAATTTTTCAAACAGCTTTGGCCGACTGGCCGTGCGATCGTACCTAGCGAAGGCTGGTATGAGTGGGTCAAAGACCCGGGCGACCCGAAAAAGAAGCAGCCATATTTCATTCGGCTCAAAAGCAGAAAACCGATGTTCTTCGGAGCACTTGCCCAGGTACATCTAGGCCTTGACCCGCACGGAGGTGACGGTTTCGTCATCATCACTGCTGCCAGCGATCAGGGCATGGTTGATATTCACGACCGCCGCCCATTGGTTCTTACTCCGGAGCACGCCAACGAATGGCTTGATCCTGATATTTCGCCTGCTCGCGCGGAAGAAATCGCAAAGGACCTATGCCAGCCCACTGAAGAGTTTGAGGGGTTCCCTGTTAGCAAGGCTGTGGGCAACGTTAGGAACCAGGGCTCAGAGCTTATTGAATTGGATCTATCCGCTGAAAAACCACATGACGAACACGACAGCGGTCACCCAACCAAGGGTAAGTAGAAATGAAAGACCTGCAAGCCGCTTGTCCATAGTGCTCTGTCCAAATCCAAACGCCCCCCATACGTCAGCATGTCTGGAGAGTCCTGCCAGGTGCCGTGCTTGTAAATGCTCGCTTTTAGCATGACACGCCCCGGACGTGCCGTAGCCAAAAAAATGGTGAACCGCACATAGCGAGCGCACACGAAATTACTTAGCGCGCAATTATTTAGCACATCTATCATTCCAATACATTTTTTTGCATACCTCGTTTCAGGTATATGCCTGCAAGCTGCAGCTGGAAGTCAGTATGCCGCATGAAAATGCTGCCTGCGTTCGTGATCCTTGAAATTACGTGGAAATGCCACGCTACTAAATCCGGCCCTCGGAGGCCTAAATGAAATTGAGATCCTTGAGTATCGCGCGGCGAGCTTTCGTCTGTTTTGGCTTAATCACACTCCTACTGATCAGCTTGGCGGGCTTCTCTTATCTGCAAATTGATCGGCTACGCGCTACAGAACAGGCCATTGAGCAAAACTCCCTTCCAAGCATTCAGGTCATTGACGATATTCAGATCGCCCTCCTCCACGCCCGTCTTGAAAGTATCCGCATGCTCTCAAGTACCACGGCAGAGGTGCATGATTTCTCGCTGTCAAAGGTCGAAGAAGCTATACAGACACTTCAGGTGAAGACTGATTTCTATCGTGCACATTTAATGTCTGGTGAGCAGGACGAAATCCAGTTCGCGAAGGCCAATCAGGCTATGAATGCTTACGTCGACGGCCTCAAAAAAGTAATCGCTTTGGATTCATCTGATCATGATCAGGCTTTGATCTTTGCCAATACAGAACAGGCACAAAGAGCGACCGTCTATCAAGAGCAACTGACATTGCTGCGAGAGCAAAATGCACGCCAGGCCGTGGTATCTGGAGTAGACGCGACCGACGTATATACCCATAGCGTAAAAGTCCTGATAGCAGTGCTGATCGTGGCATTTGTCTTAACCATAGCACTGGCGATCTTGTTCACTAATAGCATCGTAGGCCCAATCAGTTCATCACTTAAATTGGCGGAAAATATCGCTGCTGGCGACCTCACCCATGATCTTGAAGTAACAGGTTCAGATGAAGCTTCGCGTTTGATGCATGCACTGAATCTTATGCAGAAAAATTTGCGACACACCATTTTGGAAATTTCGGGAGCTTCAACCCAACTGAGCACCGCGGCCGTCGAAATGACCTCGATCACAGAAAGCGCTGATCGCACACTTCAGCAGCAAAATAGCGAAATCGAGCAAGCTGCTACCGCAGTAACTGAAATGAGCGCGGCTGTTGAAGAGGTTGCACGGAACGCCAATTCCACATCTGAAGCAGCGATGCAATCAAGCATATCTGCAGATCTCGGGAATCAAAAAGTCACTGAGACCTTGACAGCGATGCGCGGCCTGACAGGCTTGGTAGAGGTGTCATCAGATCAGGTGAAAGAACTCGCGGGCCAGGCGCAAGACATTACTAAAGTTTTGAGCGTGATCAGGGCGATTGCTGAGCAAACAAACCTACTCGCTTTGAACGCCGCAATAGAAGCGGCTCGTGCAGGAGAACAGGGTCGCGGTTTCGCAGTAGTCGCAGACGAAGTTCGTGCGCTGGCACACCGAACACAAACATCGACGCAAGAAATTGAACAGATGATATCCACGATTCAAGCAGGCTCTTCTGCCGCGGTTGAATCTATGCAAAAGAGCACATCCGAGGTCTACAGCACGCGAGATACTGCAGAACAAGCGGGCCAGTCGTTGCGGCAAATTATTAATTCCGTGCTCGAAATTAACGATCGGAATATCCAAATTGCAACCGCATCCGAGGAACAAGCTCACGTCGCACGGGATGTTGATCGTAGTCTGATAAGCATCCGCGACCTTGCAGTGCAGAGCAGTGAAGGCACCCGCCAGACACTTACAGCGAGCAACGAGCTTTCTCGCTTGGCCGTTAACCTAAACGATTTGGTTTCTCGATTCAGGACGTAGTAAATCAGCCAAACGCAATTTTCGGCTGATCGTAGGATCTCAGACGCCAATGCGGCGCGCCCAATTAAAAACAGCACAGGTGGAATATGAATAGGCCCGAAATCAGCTTGCACTCTGTGCTGAATTTAAACGAGCGTTCAGCGTTGGCTGAGATGGAAGCTATCACTAGCATTTTAAAACTTGTAACACGCCTTACTGGAATGCGATTTGCCGGGATCGCGAAGTTCACCGAAGCAGACTGGATCGTCTGCTCAGCTTACGACCCGATGCATATGGGGATAGAGGCTGGGGATACACTGGAACTGGAAATCACGCTTTGCAGCGAGCTCCGTAGAGATCCTAAGGCGCTTTTTATTCCTAAAATCAGTGAAGACGGTAGATACTCGAGTCGTGCTGTGGTTAAACGGTATGCGATAGAAAGCTATGCAGGTGTTCCCATCTTCCTTCCTAATGGGCAGCTATATGGTGCTCTATGCGCCCTAGATTCGCGCTCGATAATATTTGAAGACCCGGAGTTGGAAGAGACGTTAGCTTTATTTGCAACGTTGATCGGATGCGTTTTTTTCACGACCCCGCTGCTGAATGAATCCGAATGATATGCCTTATCTCACATTCGGGTTTATGAGTTTCAATGCGAGTGGTTGATAGCTCGGACGTAATCTTGGCATGCTCGTAACGCTATCAAGCCGTTATCACCTTCATCAGTTATGGCGATAATTCGTTGCGCATGCGCTGGGTCAAGTTGGGCTCGACGGGCTGCATGAACCGCGCCGGCGGCGCCGGGGGCGGCAGGCACGTCGCAGCGACTGGCTGTGTCCGTGCCGTCGAGAAGGACTGACAGCCGGACATCAGCAGTGGCAAGGCGATCGCGAAGAGAAGCCTGATTGCGTTGAGCATCGGATAATTCCTGAGTGTGTTGTTGGTCCTGCACTGCAATCTGCTGCTCGATGGCCAAGCGCTTATCCTGCTCGGCCTTCTGCTGCCGCCAGGCTTCGTTGGTTATGGCGTCGAGCTGACCCTGGTGCGCGGCGCTTTGGGCCGAGAGCCGTTCGAACAGTTGCTTGCCCAGTCGCCAGTCCTGAACCTGCCAAGTCACGCCGGCGGCGCTGGCCATCAACAACAGAACCAGCACCGCCAGGCCGGCAATCCTCTGCACTGGCGTCATGTCAGTGCCCGCCGCACGCCTTCTGCCAGCACTTCGTCGGGGTAAACGTACCCGGCGTTCTCATGGTGGATGATCGCCTTGACGAAGCCCGTCATGACCTTTGTTTGGGCCATGTCAATTTCCGCCCCAGGCCGAGTACCGGTATTCGCTTCAACCGCGCGCACGTACGCCGCAGTGTCGTTCTCTACCGACGGCGCCCACCGGCTGATGATCGCCTTCACAGTTTTCAGGCCATGTTTGCGCTGATAAGTCAGCAGCAGCTTGCCCAGGGCGCGAATACCATTCTCGGGCGTATCGAACCTGGCGAAGCGCTTCTCTAACGCAGGGTCAGGCTTCAACTGGCCCTGCCACTGGTTGGCCGGGTTGTAATCGATATTTCCGGGGTTTTTGTTGCGTACCCCGCGGGTTTCGGTGGTCGACATGCTTTTCTCCAGGCGTAAAAAAGCCCGCTCAGTTGGCGGGCTGCTATTCTTCGGTCGATCTGAGTGGCGGCGGCGTATCGACCTTGGGCATTTCAAGCCGCACATCGATCCAGCTATTCGGCGGAACATCCATTGGCGCCCCCCGGCCCGGCACCATCTCTCCGTCATCAGTGAGCGTCCAGCGCTGCTTGAAAAGACGGATTACGACAGCCCCGCCATCGGCCTGCTCGCTTTCGGTTATGCCCAGTGCACGACCTCCATCAGGCGAGTGCGGATCTTGTGTGCGCCAGCCCTCCAGTGCCAGGCCAAGGCTTCCCGTCACCCGATACTCGCCAACGCCGAGGCGCTCAACAATAACGCCGCGCGCTTCATCGTTGGCCACACCCCATTCTCCGGCAGGGAGAAACGATTCCTCTTGGAGGTCGCGGCGCTCGCTGGCGGACACATCAGCAATTCTCAGGATGGGTGAAGCCGCCGAAAGCGCACCGCCGGAACCGCGGGTGGTGTTACCTGTGTGGTAAACGCTATACGTGGGGCCGAAGGTTCCAGCAGCACCAGGCGTGGTGCGGAAGAGCAGCGAACCGGTGCCTTGCGAAACGGGAATGAAGATTTGCGCCTCATATCCAACGTTGTACGGAATTCGAATCAGGGTTGAGTAGCTCAGCCCAGACGAAGATCCGTTATTCAGAAACTTGTAGAAAGCGCCCTGTTGCCCAGGCTCGCCAGGTCTGTCCATTTGATAGGCGTCTGGGGCAACATTGGAAAACATCCCGCTGAGCACGCCCGCCGGGATCAGATCGCCGTTAGTAAGGCCAAAGTTTTTTGCAGAAGCGGTACCCAGGTCCAGTGCCACCTTGGCTGCTGCCTTGGTGGTAGTACCTGTACCACCATTTGCAAACGGGACAACCGCCATACTGGAGACGGGACCAAGTTCTGCGAGCGTGGCTCCCCACTGCTGAACCATCAGGTTGACCGCATCGGCCAGGGCCTTTGGGTAGCCGTTTACAGGGACAATGCCGTAGGACGCACCGGAGACATTGGCTCCGCGATAAGCCGGCGAGATCGACAAGGAGGTATCGCTCGACGGATTGATAACCTGATAGACGCCGTTATCCGGACCGACAAACATGTCGCCGGAGCGACAGTTAGAAAACTTCGTACCGACACCTGTCACAACGGTGTTGCCGTTACTGACGGTGACGGTGCCTTCTGAAAACCAAGAAGCCATAGTTTCTCTCCAAGTGCAAAATTTTATTAATGGCGCACACACATTAACAAGCCAGCTAGAATTGCCATCTTGCTAGGGGCACAATTTAAGTTATGGGCTTTGCAAATATTAGAGAAACGAAAAAGCTGTTTCCGTTAAAATCCCCAATATTTTGCAGGACCGCAGTAACCTTGTTATTCGCATAATTCCAACCACAACTTAGTTTGGAGAACGTATCATTTCCGGGCAGATCGTAGGCGATATTATTAATAAGCATATAATTTCCAGCGTTCAAAGGAGCCGATGCGCTCCAAGAAAGCGACCATCTTCCTACTGACGTATTGACCGCCCCGAGATAACTCCACCCACCTATGACATCAGTTATCTGCGCACATGGCGTGCCAGTATCAAACAAAAGCTTCGAGTTTCCGTCCCATAACCTCAAACCATAACTTGCTGTCGGTTTAGATTCATAGGCGGCTAGAAAGTAGGTGCCAGGAGTACTTGACTCATTTAGCCATCCGGTCCAATTTCCCGGAGAGCCCAACATCCTGATCCACTGGAAAGCGCCATTTCCGTCTGGTTTGGCAAATATTAATGGTGGCTCTGGTGACGTAATCGGATTAGGAAAGACGGCACCACCGGAATACCTTGCTGAATATAAAACAACTAATCTCGAGTATTCAGAGTCCAGCGTAACCACGCCTGAGCTATTTGTAAATTCTAAGCCATATGACATTATTTATACCTAAGCACCAATAGCCTCTGAGTACCGACCCCAATCCTGCCATTTGGCATATTGCGATTAGAGAACCAGACCCTGACAACGCCGTCCAAAACCTGAGCATCAAACTGAGATACAAATGCACTTTGTGCAGTGTTGCTGTTTGACCACTCCACATTTGGCAGGCAGATAGCCACATGATTAACCGGACTTACGCCTGGAACTGATATATCTAGACTCCTCCCCACATTTGTAACCAGTGCAGAGTAAACCACCCTCACGGTAAATGAGTTTTCATCTAGCTGTAGGTTGCCGGTCTCACCCCATATCCTCATGCCGAAACTCATTAGGAAAGCCTCCCCGCCATAAGCCTTAGAACTTCATTCAAATCGAACACGGCGAGACCATCGTTGTTAAGGACGGAAGACCCACCCACGCCTGGACTGCGAACAGTGAACGTACCTGCCGGAATGTTGATTTCGAGAAGCGGCCGTCCTTTGGAATCGAGAGTGGGCGAACGCAGTACCATGCCTAGGACGATCTCCTGAACAAACGCCTTGCTAATGATCGCCGTGTTGAATACTGCTTGACCGTTCTCAATGACGAACATCGGAACAACCTTGCCGTCGATCTCGTTAACGACCGCCATCCTTTGAGCCATGATCAGAAACTCTGATTGCTCGCCATTGGATCCGAATGCCATGCCCGTGGTGACCTTGCGACCGTCTACGATTGTCTGGGCCTTTAAGGTGACTTGAGCAGATACCCGCCCGTCCAGCCCAACTAGCGTCTGACTCACCTGCTGAACCGATGCATTGGTCTGGCCCAGACTGGCTTGGACCGTATCAGTTCGTTTGGACTGAACTTCTATCGCTGTGGCTCTTACCAGTTCCTCCTGCTGGATAAGCCCCTTTGCGCTATCAAGCCCGGCCTGCAAGGTAGTCAGCCGCTCAGCAGTTGCCAATTCGCGAGATGCTTCAACACGCATCTGCTGGGCGATACTTGCGGTGGACTCATACGCTTTCAGCGCCCCCGCCAGTTCGCCAGCGCCGTCATCACCACGCACCGAAGCACGCAGTGATTCATTACTGGATGCCTGGGCCGTGACACGCCCGTCCAAGTTTGTGACCTTGGTGTCGAGGCCATTAATCGCCTGGGCATTGCCGATCGCCTTTTGATCGACCGCAGACAGATCACTCTTGAGTTGGGTGATCTGCGTTGCGGAAGTTTCGCGGTTGGTGGCAACCACCTGCTCCAGCACCGTCAGCGACGACCTGTTGTCACCGACCTGGGCGCCCAGGGTCAGTAATTGCTGGGCCATCGCATCATTTTCGCTGGCTCGGGTTTTACGCTCTACGGCAAGATCCGCCGTGGATGTCCACCCCTTGACTGCGTCGGCCAGATCGCCAGCACCATCATCTCCCCGAGCAGCAGAACGCAACGCCTCGACGGAGGTAGCGGTGGCCAACACCTTGCCGTCGATTTCCTCGATCTTGGTTTCGATGATCTGGACCTGCGACACCAGCGCGTCAGTGGTCTCAATGATGGTGCCAATATCGGTCCAGTACGTGGCGTCGGGCGGCGTTGCGCCGACAGGCACAGGGCCTTTCGCTTGGTAGAGGCGTTGATCCAGACGCACGATGTCGCCTTTCAAATACGGCTTTGCCGGGTCGTAAGCAAGGGCATCGCTCACTTTCTTGATCAGGTCTTCAAGTTCCTGCTTGGCCTCCTCCAGGCGTTCATTCACAGACCCTGGACCATCACCTGTAATCAGCTCGATCTCTTCTCGAAGGCTTCGGTACAGGGCGCCCTTTCCGATCTTGTCCGCAAAGTATTTTTCATACTCGGCTTGATCCGAACTGGCCTGACCATTGACCGCGCCAAGTACAGGAAAGAACGGGCCGACGTTGCCGGTCCGATCCACCAGGCGAGCCCAGAAGAACAGACTCGCGCCAGCCAGCAGGCTGTGCATTTCGTGCTTGGCCTGCGGGTAACTGAAGTCGCTCAGCTTTATCGCGGTCGTCAGGTCAGCCGTTTGGCTGTACCAAAGTTCCGTGCGCTCAGTGTCCTCTGCACCAGGTGGGAATCCCCACTGAATGCCGATGCCATAGACCAGGCTGGTGGTGGTCAGGAACGACACCGCCGGCGGAAGGCCGGTCTTGCCTTCAAGGTTGGTCAGGCTAGAGCTTTTCCAGATCGACGAAATTTCGAAGGCGCTCACCGAGCGCACACGGGCGAGATAGGCGCCCGAGTAGATTCCGGTTACATCTACGCTGGTAGATCCCGTGCGCTGCACCTTGATCCAGTTTCCGCTGTCCTTGCGCCACTCCACGTCATAGGCGACGGCGCCAGCAACAGCGGGCCATGAGATGTTCATGGTGCTGATGGCGATGCCCTGGTTCACCGCGTAGCTCGACGACAGCGTGACGCTGGCCGGCGGCGGTACCACGGTGATCGGGATTACGCTGATCGGGCGTTCTTCAAGGCGTGCACCGGTATCGATGTGCGCGAACTTGCTCGGATCGTACTGCACGGCCGAGATTTCGAACACGCCAGGCTCTGGCCGCGCAACGCTGACCACCCGGTAAAGCGGGACGGCCAAGTCATCAGCATCCAGTGCCCACACAAGTTCCGGCTCGGGCGTCACTGAGTAGGCCACGGTGACCGTGACTTGCCGACCGCTGACCACTTCCACGGTACGCCCCTCGCACTTGCCGTCAGGCAGGTTGAGGATCAGTCGGTCTCCGGGCTTGGCCTGGGTGTCGCGGTCCAGCTTGATGACCTTGCCGTTAACAGCTGAGATACGGCCGCCAATGGCACGGCCGGCCAGCAGTTCGTCAGCAATCGGGATCACGTAGCCAGGCAGCGGGATACGGCCATCCAGGCCAACCTTGAAGGTTACGGCCCGATCCTTTGAGTTGGTCAGCAGCGCCCACTTGCCGCGGCGCTGGGCCTCGGATTCGCGGGTGCAGCCGATAGCGCTGATCTCCAGCGGATTGTCGCCGTAGCGCCGCTGCAGCTTCTGATCGGTCACGGCGGTGACGTCCGTGTCGTAGTTGTTCAACGGGTTGTCGTAGCTGACCAGCGCCCGGGTATAGCGTGTGCGCTCTGACGCACTGGAATAGGTGAACTTGCCGTCAATGACGTTTGCCCGGGTGTAGGCAAAGTCGAAGTCCGTTGCGCGTGGCATATCCGAGAGAGTGAACACCTGGCCCTGGGCCCAGTAGGTCATGCCTCGGTAGATCGCCGAGATATCGCGCAGCAGTGACCATGCATCGGCTTTGCTCTGCAGGTTCAAGTTGCAGATGAAGCGCGGTTCCTGGCCACCCTTCCTGTCCGGCACAAGCTGGTCGCAGTATTGCGAAATCCGGTACAGCTCCCACTTGTCTACCATCCAGGGCTTGATACGGCGACCCAGGCCGAAGCGGTCGGCCGTAGTGATGTCGTAGGTCATCCAGACAGCGTTGTCGGTCCAGGCCTGTTTGAAGGTGCCGTCCCAAACGCCCGAGTAAGTCCGAGACACAGGGTCGTAGTTGCTCGGCACCTGCATTTTTTTCAGCTTGGTCTCGACCGTCACGGCCGGGATGCTGCGGAACTGCTCAGCGGAAAACTCGATGTAGAGCAGCGCCGTGTTTGGGTAGCGGATCTTCGCGTCGATCACCTCGGTAAAACCGGCGATCTGCATGGTGTCCGAAATTTTGTTGTTGTTCTGGTTTGGTGTGATGCGGGTGATGCGCATCAACCAACCGGTTGTGGCTTTGGGTAAATCGATACGGCGAGTGCGCTCGTACACGCTGGTGGTCTTGCCATCGACAGCTTCGCTCAGCACCTGCTGGTAGGCGCCGCCATCAGTGGCCAGTTCAACCTTGTATTCAATCCGGTACCCGTTGATGTTGCCCCCGGCGTCCACGGACTGGAGCGCCGGCCAGGCGAAGCGTACGCGTACAGCGGAAAGCTGGGTGTTGTTTATCGCCCTAACCCACGGGGTACCGCTGCGCAGCTCGGTGCTGATGGTGGTCTCGTTCTCGACAGACGGAATGCCCTGGATATAGGTCTGGTCCACGGCCCCGGTACGCCACTCCCACTTCACGTTCGGGAAGTTCATGTTGCCCTGGGGGTCTTGCAGCGGAGTGTTGTCGAGGTAGATGTCCCTGGCGGTCGGCGTGCCTTCGAATTCACCCTCGCCCACGGCGATCAGCATTTTGGCGACGGCAACCGAGCGCAGACTGTCTGGGGCTTCTGTCGGCGTTTTTGGCTTCTCTTCGCCGCCCTTGGCGCCGTGGATGTCGATCTTGCGTGCTGCGCCCATGCTTTTCTCCAGGCAATAAAAAACCGCGATATCGCGGCTTCGGTTAACCTCAAACTTTTCTGGCAAGGAGCCAATGTGATGAAGCTCAAAAACGCTTTGGTGCTTGTAGCGGCGATATCAGCCACAGGCTGTGGAACTGTCAACACCACTTTCCGAGACGACACCGTCGCGAGCAACAAGCTGGCTCGTTGGAGTTCGAGCTGCGATACGGTACCTAGAATCTATAGCGGTGCCGTTTTTGATTACTGCACACTCGATGCAACGCCACGTCAGAGCACCGGCTTTGACGGGCACCCATCTGCATCATTAATTTTGCTAGATATGGGGCTGTCTGGTATTGCAGACACCCTCATTTTGCCCTACACAATTTACCTACAGAGCAAGCACGGAGACATAGAAAAGGCGCGATTCGAATAGACGCACACGCTCTAACTTCAAGTGACCAGTAGCTTGTCCGGTCATTGCTACATCTGGTCTTCGGCGTAAATGGCAGCGCTAATGATCGCCCCGCCAACTCGGCGCTTGCCGTAGCAGAGCGGTACCGGGTTGCCGGATGCAGTGGTGTTCTTGGCGCTGCCGAAGGCGTAGCCGGGGGTGTTCTCTGGTGCTGCGCTGGTCTTGAGGCCGCTGGCCTGCGGACTGAGCATTTGGATCACGCCACCGGCGACCAGGCCGATGCCTGCGCCTATGAGCGGAGTACCGAAAGGCGTTGCCGAGAAAATAACACCCACAACAATCAAGATCGCGCCGACGATGGTTTGAAGAATACCGCCGCGCTTGCTTCCTACGACCACAGGCGCAATACGGATGTCTCCGGCGCCGTTGTAGCTCAGTTCCTTCTCCCCGATATTGCGTTTATCGCGAAACACAGCGAACTCGAGCCCGCGCGACTTGGCATTCGACAGAAACCGCTCGAATCCAGGGATCTGCACGCATAGTGCTTTGATCGCCTCCGCCGGCGATTTCACCGCAAGCCTGAAGGAATTTCCGAACTGACGGAGTTGACCGTGCAGGCGAATCGTTGTCATAGGTTGATAGTTGATCGCCATTGTCTGCATCACTTTCTCCGGGCAATAAAAAACCGCCCGGAGGCGGCTTCGAAGTTTTCTTGGTTCAGTTGTAATCGACATAAGGGCCAATGTAGAAACCGGCCATATCGCCGCTAATGCGGTACAGGCTTTCCTTGTCAGGCTTCACCGTCGCTGCGATGGTTCGAATTGCTGCGCCTGCGCACAGGCCTGAGCCCGCTAGGCCAGCGCCGAGATTGGGCGATCCCGGCGGAAGGTAAAATGTAGCCCGCTGACCAGTACCTATTTTTGCAGCCCTGCGGCCGTCGACATAAACAACAATATCGCAACCAGAGCCGACCGCGCCCGAGTCGCGAACCACGGTGATTTTTCCGCTCTCGCCAACGGGTTTAGTCTGGAAGGCATAGACCTCGTCCGACGGAACCGGCTTCGCATCCCGCACCGAAATCGCCGATGAGGCGCACCCCGCCAAAATCGCCACCGCTACCGCTGCCATCAAAATCCGCATGTCGTTCCCTCGTTGGTTTGGCGCGCTAGATCACTTAACAGGAGTTTCAACCATTGCAACCACGGGCCCAGACCAGTGTGCGGCAATAAACGCCTGTCTTTCCTCTTCTGTCTTGAAGGAAAGCCCCTTCATAGGAGTCCCATCAGGAGCGAAAGGAAACGGCTGGCCGGTAAAGGGGTTCACAATTACAAACTCATCATCTTTGCTCACGCGCCACCTCAAGTTCTGAATATTGGCCGCTGATAGTGCCCGCAAAACCCAAAAATACAAAATTCCCGCATACGAACCTGTCCAGGCATCCAGCGTGGATGGAATGCCAGTAACTCGCCTGACGATTGCCGTAGTAGCGTTGCGCCTTCAATTACCAAGGAATGGCCATGTCAGTCAGAAGTCTCGTGAAAAATCTACCAGCAGATCCGGATATGCCTGGATGGGTGCTGGGGTGGGCAGTGGGTCGTAATGATCCATGGAGCTTTGTTGACATCTACGCCGACAAGAATGTCGCAGAGATCGAGGCTGAGCGTCTAGGTGATGGCCACACGGTGAAGTATGGGTCGCACAGGCTAGGAACCGATGAGTTTATGGGGGGCGGCGTAGAGCCTAGATAGCGACTGCCTGCGCCAAGCCAAAATCGATTCTACCCGGACCAGATACAAGCGCAGCCTGAAGCCCTGACTTGCCATGGTAGCTTCGGCTGTAGCCGCCTTTGCTCTGGCACTTGCCGGAAAATTTCACGCGATCAATCTCGACACCGCCATCAAGAATGGCGACTTCGGCTTCAGCGCCGCAGATTCCGCCACCAGTGATGGTGAAGAGGTCATGAATGGTCAGCATGTAGCGGTGTATGATTTGCATTTGGCCCTCCGAGCTTAGATCATCGTCGTGGTTAAAGAACGGTCTGCCACGCAGACATAAGGAACCTCGTGATGGACCCTCGATTTGTAGTTCAAAGAAACTTCCCGCGCTGCGATGACTACGACGAAAACTCATTCAATGGTCAACTACACGAGCACGCGCTCTGGGCACAAGATGAATACTGGCTCTTAGAGTGGGCTCTCTACCAATTGGCCAAGGAAGAGGAAATCGACCCTGAGCTCTACTGGCAGGTGTTTCGCATCTTCAGCCACTGTTTCCTTTCATTTGGCTGCCACCTCGATCGGAATGACGGCTACAGAATACGTAACCTCAAGAGAGCACAGCTATACGACTGTCGGGAAAGATTCCAGGTGGTATTTGAGGGTTTTTTCTCCAGAAATATGCCTGAGCAAAACATCTTTGAAGAAGAGAACCCACTGCTGCTCACCGTCCATTAACTTGCTGAAGTACCTCCTTCACATCAGATGATGCACGCCGGTCTTTGTGCCTGAGGATCAGGCGTGTTCGGTCATGCCATGGTCCGCCGTAGACGATGATCTCGGACGGCCTGCCGTATAGGTGGTGAAGCAGAAATGGCCCTGGGCCGAACGTGCCTGAGTCTTCACCAGGTAGCGCCGGATCGGTGCCAAGGTATATGCCTGCGTGGTTCGGGTGCACCGTCCGGCCAACCTGCATAACGATCATGTCGCCGCGCTGAGGGCTGTCTACGCGCACAAAGCCGGCAGCCTCGTAATGCTGTTCGTAGAGACTGGCGTTTTCCGCGCTTTCCCACCAGCCATCAATGCGCTGGAAGGTTTCAAACTCAAGCCCCCACTCGCGCTGATACCAATCTGCGCATACAGCCCAACAGTCCCAAACTCCATGAACAAACGGACGCTTGAGCAGCGGCACGGCGCCAGACGGCGTGATCGTCCTGAGGTCTCCTTCGGGCCAGGAGAGAATGTGCCAGGGCAGCGCCGTGGCCTCGCACATGGCCAGGTCGTGCGGTGACGGCCTGCTGGTAGCGTCCGGGTGCGAGTGAACGATGCCGATCACTTCACCCAGGTCTTCCGCAGCGGCATAGTCCTCGGGATCAAGTCGGAACTCTTCGTTCGCCTCCATGGCGATGTTCCGGCAAGGGAAGTACTTCTGGGCTCGCCCGATGGTTAGCAACAGGCCGCAGCACTCTTTCGGGTACTCGGCGGCCGCGTGCACCTGGATGGCCGCGATGATGTGCTTGCGCATGGTCAGCTCCGGGCAATCAGAGAAACGGCAGGGAATCCACCGAAAGAGAGTTCGTTGCTCTCGCCAAAGCGCAACTTGCAGGACGACAGGCAGCCCTTGCACTGGTCAAGTGCCGGGTCATCTGTGGGATTGTCCTCGTCGTCGAACATGGCCGCGCCGGTGTAGCCGCAATCTGGCCCCCGGTAACCATTGGTCATGGCCCAGTGGCAGAACGTCGTCATTTGCCGGCCGGGCAGACCGTGGTTATCGATCTCGCCCGGTGAGGACAGCTCCCAGACCACCGCCTCGCCGTCTTCGCTGGTTTTCTGGTCGATGTACCAGATCTCCAATGCTTCCTGGGTAGGGTCAGCAGTTTGGTTGCCTTCGGGAAAGTTCACCGCATCCAAGTACTGGGCCAGGGTCTCGCGGACGGTTAGCTTGAACTTCAGCAGGTCCTCGAAGGCCAGGCACAGCGCGGTGACGCGACCGTTGATGTTGCCGGCGGCGAACGTCGGGCGAGAGGCGGTGCCGTCGCTACTGGAAGAAATTCCTTCGATCTGGACCGGCCAGGCCGCGTATTCGGCGCCCTGCCACCAAATCGACTTGGCCGGCAGATCGTCTTCCGAGCCTTCATACGCCAGCAGTTCCTCGGGCGTGTGAGGGATCGCGTGACCGTGAAAGCGCAGGTAATCCGCGCCGTACTCGGTCCCGTCAATTTCGAACAGGCGAATTTCGCCGCCGGGCTCCAGCTTCTGGATGTCCGTGATCAGTGCCATGGGTAGGTCTCAGGGATGAAAGGTTTGTTCGAAGGTGGCGGTGATGGCGTAGACCTGGCCGCCGCGGTGCACTGGCTTGTAGCCGTTGCACTTGTAGAGTCCAAGCACGCCAAGGGGTGGCGTCCAGAGAAACGCCTTTGCCCCTTTGTGTTTGTCGAGGAACTTCCTGATCTCCAGGATTCGCACTGCCATACCGGTAAACGTCACCGGCCAGGATTCCCACTGATTGTTCAGGCCATCTTCGACCGATTGCTCATAACCATCGCCAAACTTCTTGGAGCGGACGCGCTGGGCAATATCGCCCTCCGCGCCCTTCTCCGTCGCCCAGGTGAATCGTTCGATACCCATCAGCGCCCCTTGATTGCTTTGTTGATGACGCCGCCCTGGCGCATATCCTTCGTGCGCAGCTCTTGATACTTCTGCTCTACGAAGGTCGCCAGCTCCTTGCCGAACAGGTCGTAGCCAGGCGCGTCAGCGGTTGACGATGCGTTTCCATCACCATCGATATGCACCTCAACGTTGATCTGCGTTGCACCGGCCCCGCCACCGCCCATGGCCATAACGCCCAGCTTGCCGCTCGACGTACGGGTCAGAGGCATGATTGCCTCTTCACCATCCTCACCCATTACGCCGGTTTTGCCGTTGGCCATGCCGAACGCCGTGGGCTTGCTAACGATGGAGTTGGTGAAGGCGCCGCCATCGGCGAACATCTGTACGCCGCCTGACCAGGCGCCGCCATTGGCCTGGGTCACGCCAGACCAGCCCGCCAATACATCAGGGCTGTACCCTGCCGCTGTAGAGCCAGCTGACGTGGTGGCCCCGCCGCCGAAGTACGAGCCGGCGGCAGATATACCGAGCCCTACAAGCGAGCCGAGAAGCCCAGACGCTGCTTGCCGAGTAGCAATGCGCGCCATGTCCGCCAGAATTGACTTGGTGAAGTCGGAAAACGACATCTTCCCGGTCATGGCGAAGTTGACGATTGAGTCCTCCATGGAGCTGAACGTATTGCCGAACAGGCTTTTTGTCTGTCCTGCGATGTCTTGTGCGGAATCCAGGTAGTTGGCCCAGGCCGAGGTAGCACCCTTCGTCCAGTCACCCTGGGCTGCCTCCACATCCGCACAGTTCTGTCGGATCTGGTCAGTGGCGGCCTTGTTCGCGTCTGCGAGCGCCTGCGACTTACGCTTGAACTCTTCCTCCGACATGTTCCGCGACGGATCGGAGCGTTGGTTTTCCAGCTCAAGCGACTGCTGAGCAAACCGGTCTTGCTGGCTGTTCAATTGACCGCTCAATGCGTTCTGGCGGTCGCCCTGGCCCACGCCCAATACGGCACGCTGACCGGCAAGCTCCAGGGCGCGCTGTTGCTGCCCCAATGCCTGCACGTAGGAGCTTATCGCCCGCTCTTGCTTGGCCAGGCGTCCGGTCTCGTTGGTAGCCAGCACTTCAAGTTGGCTATCAGCGTCCTTCTGCGCCTTGACCAGCCCTGCGCGTGCGTCAGCGATCTTCTGGTCCAACTGGATGCTTTGCGCGGCTGAGGTGGTCTTCTTCCCCTTGGCGGACTCAAGCGCGCTGATTTCGGCTTCGTAGGCTGCCGTCACCTGGTCACGCTCATTGCCTATCAGTGCCTGGCGCCGCAGAAGGTAGTCAGCCTCCGACACAAGCCCGGCCTTCTGCGCTGCGTCAAGCTCCTTTTGATAGTTTTTATAGTCTGCGGCAATGGAGGCTAGGTTGTTTTTGGCAGCGTTGAAGCCGGTCAGATCGACCTGGGTTCCGGCAGACTTTGGATCTTTGAATTGATCGTTGATGTTCGCTAGGTTTTTGTCGATCGCTGCCTGATTCAGCCGCGGGTCATTCGGCGCAACCTTGCGGATGTTTTCGAGCTGCCGCTTGTACTCCTTGATCGCCTCTGTACGCTTTTGCTCATTCGTCCATGCAGATTTGGTCAGGGCGTCGATTTTCGACATCGACGTCACGGCATTACTCTGCGCCTTGGCTTGCTCGCCCTCCCACTTGGCGATATCGGACTGCGCAGCCTTCTCGTCCTCCAACATGTTCAGGCGATTTTGCCGGAACTCGATCAGTGCATCCTTGGACTTCTTGTTCTGGAACAAGCCGTCCATGTTCTGCGCTTCAAGGAGGTCGGCCTTGGCGCTTTCGATATCCGTGTTGATGTCGCGACGACCGATATTTTTGATGCCGTCAGCAGCGCGCGCGACTGCGTTGTACGCCTTCTCCCAAAGGCTTAGGTTCGCCAGAATCTTTGGCGTGCGGTCGTTGATCGCATCGGCATAAGTATCGGTTGCGAGCTTTACGGCGGCGGCGTGATCGCCCTGTTTCTCCAGAGCTACGATTTGCGAGTAGACCGAAGCCGTCAGGTAGTGGTACTGCTCATTGAGCGCAGCGGACGCTTTAACTGGGTCATCGGCCAGCTTGGAGAACTCGGAGACCGTCTCGCTGACAGCCTTGCCAGTAGCTTCCTGCATAGATACGGCGGCTTGGGTGATCCCGGTGAAACTCTCGCCTGCGATCTTACCGTTGTCAGCCAGCATCGCCAGCACTGCGGCTGCTTGGCCGGTGGTGCCCACGGTTGCGCTGACCTGCCGCGCCATGTCGCCCAGTTGGCCGGCGCTGACGCTGGCGTAGTTGCCCGTGAGGATGAGCGACTTGTTGTAACTGTCCTGCTCTTCGCTACCCTTGTGATAGGCGTAGGCCAAGCCGCCCACTGCGGCAGTGGCCAGGGCCAGCGGCGCAAGTATGGCAAGCAACCCAGCCGCACCGGCACCGGCACCAGCCCCCAACTGAGCCACGGCACGCACGCCGCTGCCCCAGTCACCCGACGATAGCGCGTTACCAAGCTGAACAACGTTTTCCTGAGCCTGGCGGGTACCGAGGCGAAGCTTGTCGAAACCAGTGGTGGTTTTTTCGAGCTTGGCGTAGTCCTTGTCTATCTTGCCCAGGGCGCTGTTGTACTGGTCCTGGCTGATCCGGCCCTCGTCGAGGTGCTTGCCGAGCTGCTCGACCTGGTTGTCCAGCTTTGCCAGCGCCGCGTGGGCCGGGTCAATCGCCCCAAGCAGGCTGTTCAGTGCCTTCTGTTCATCCATGGCCGACTTGGCCAGGGCGATCTGCTGCTTATCGAGCTGAGCCGAGATCTTCGCCGCCTCAGCCTCGCCATAAGCGCCGGTCTTGGTCAGCTTGGCGAGAGCATTACGCTGCTTCGCCAGGTCCTGAGTGGTCCTGGCGCTGGTGGACAGCGACTTTTCCAGCGCCTGCATTTCGTTCATCAGCGAAACGGCGGACTGCTCGGCCCGGCCGCCGGCCTTCGCCATTTCGTCCAGGCTCGTTTTCGCCTGGATTGCATCGGCCGAGTCGATCTTGACGCCAAGTTCTGCAATGTTCATCGACTCACCTTGAATAAGTGCCCGTGGTTACGGGCTGTTTTCCCTTTCCTCCGCCATAACGCGCAGGGCTTCGCCTTCCAGCACCTGGAGGTCAGGGAAGATTTCAGCGAGTTTCTTTTTCTTGATGCCGAGGAACTCGGCCACGTCGCGGATGCAGCTATAGTCGAGGCCAATCGCGCCGCCGGCGCCTGCTCGCCACTGGGTGGACATCCGGTTGAATAGGAGGAAGGCAGACCAAAGGCACGGCCAAACCTCGAACTCTTCTTCCATGTCCTCTGCGTCCCAGCCGAAAGCCGCGATCTGCTCGGCATCCGGCGGAGACTCATACAGGGCGCGGGCGGCGCGGATCAGTTTCCCGTGCGAGCCTTGGCGAAAGCTGCCTGGTACGCATCCACGACGGCCTCGGTCGTCCCATGACACGAAGTCACCAAAGCCTTGATGCTCTCGTCATCGAACTTGTCGTCGAACTCCCAGCCAACGACCAGATCCTTGATCTGCTGCATCTGGTTTTCGGTATCCACGGCAATAATTTCCGATACCGTTGGCTTTTCACCAAAGCGCGCTTGGCCGTCCTTGCGCCGCTGATTCCACTCATCGAACAGGGCTGCCAATTCGATACGGTTTCGATACTTGAACGTGAATTCAACCTTCACTGGCTCCTGGCCAACGACGGGGATCATCACCGCGCCCAGAAACGTCGGCGCCGGGGCAATCTTGAATTTCGCCATGATTAAGCTCCGCCGCCAGCAGCAACAGGCGCGCGATACGCTGTGATTTCTGCGTTGATGGTGAACCCGAAGGAGACAGCAGCACCTTCGTTACGCACCAGAGTCGGCGTCTTGTTGAAGGATGCGTAGCCAGCGTAGTAGATCGTTTTGCCGTTGGGCAGCGACATACGCAGGATGCGGACTTCCTTCTCGCGGTCAGCCTTATCGAGCTCTTCGTACCAAGCCAGGCTGTCATCGTCAGCCAACTGGAAGGCGAAAGCCTGTGCGTTTTTGGTGGTTGGGATCTGCTTGTCGCGACGAGCCTCGAGCGGCGCATAAGTCCAGTACTGCTGTTCTCCACCGGACATGGAGTTGCCGATCACCTGGTTGACGGCTACCCAGCCGGTAACTTTCTTGGCAGTACCACCGCTGATGCCGTCCGGGAAGAAAGCAACATTGGATGTGTCGATTCCTTCCAGGGTAAATGCGCCGGCGGCGGCGTTGGATACACGCACGGCGCGCTCGTTGATGTCCTCCCAGCCGGAGGTGACGAGCAGAATATCGCCATTGGCAAAACCGTTCGCGGCGCTGGTAGCGACACCCGGGTTTGCGTTGCTGATTGCGGAAATTAGCTTGGCGGCGGCGAACCCGCTAGAAATCGAAAGTGTTGCCCCGTTGGGGAAATAAACAGACATGGGTTTTCCTCTTTGCAGAAATGACAAAACCCGCTCAATGGCGGGTTCAGGACTTGCCCAACGGGCGGGTTATGAAGTGGTGTCGGACCGGTAGGTAAACGATAGCGGCACGGTATAGGTCGAGTCACCGGTAATTCCCGGCCCGACATCTACGGGTGTCATGGGCGTCACTACGAAACCGTTTTTCACGTCGCGCACATACAGCGGGAACAGCGTGGTGATCTCGGCAGCAATGGCGTTGGTCTTGGCCTTCCCGGTTCCGGCTGGCGAGATGATGCTGACCTGGAACAGGCCGGTGAACAGCCTGTGATCGCCGCCGAGCGTGTTGCTGGCGGTGTCGCCCGGGATCGTGAAAGCTCGCAGGTAGGTCTCGCCCGCTGCAGGCGTGTAGGCCGTGTTCTCGAAGACGATCTTTAGCTTCTCCGAGCTGGCAGCGTTCCAGGCGATGAGCTTTGCCTCGTATATCGAAGAAATGATTGCGTGACTCATACCTGATTGTTCCTGATGGCCTCCAGCACGATCTGCTGAAAGCGCGCCACGGTTACCCGGACCATGCCGCCGGGGGCTTGGGTGGAATGACCGAACTCCAGCGGGATGGCATAGGGCAAGTTGTTGATGATGTAGGCCATTTGGCCGGCGGTGAAGTCACTCATTGCCGCGACCAGAGCAGCGACTGTCTCAGCACCGCTGGGGTCTACCTCGTCGAAGGTGACGTTTTCGACCACGCCGAGCGAGATGTGCCAGTTCGCACGGAAACGACCACTGACATAGCCTTCAGGCGCCTTGATGTCCATGCCGTCGTTGAGCTTGCGGCCCTTCTTGAGCCTGCCACCCTTCGTGAGGTTGGCCGGGTCGCTGCGCAGCGCGCTGTTGTGGTCATCGACTGCCTTGTTGTACTGGGTGGCAACTGCGTTCTGCGCCCAGATCTCCGGGTTACCTACCGGAGACATACGGATCAGGCTGCTGCCGACCTCGATGATGATCTCGCGCACACTAGCATCAATGGCTTCCCCCGTCTGAGTAGCGAACTCGGCCAGGCTCAGGGCGAAGCTGCCTGACTGCCCTGAGCCTGCCCGGCTCAAGATCGCACCTGCAACTCATATAGGATCGGCGTACCGGCCGGGTTGACCTCTTTCAGCGGGGGCACGATTGACCAGGTGCGTCCTTGAGCGACCACTTTGTCGAGCAGGCCTGGCACCCAGGCCAAACCCTGCGCGGCAATCTTGAGCTTCTTGTCGCCCTGCCTGATGAGGCTATTGTTCTGGAACTCTTGGCCGGTGAAGTCGAGCAGGATGCCTTGGGCAATCTGCTCGACAGTTGCCCCCGGCGCTTCCCCACCCGTCTCCGGGTCGTACTCGCCCGGCTCCGTCTTGCTGATCGTCACAGGCTGGCCGAACTCTGTGATCATCTCCAGAGCCATCACGGCCATTTCGTCGTAAAAGGCCATGGTGGCTCCAGATGTAAAAAGCCCAGCGCGATGGCTGGGCTCTTCAGATTATTTTGCTAGGTCCTCGATGTAAGCTTCTCGCCGTTTTCGGCGCTCTTCAAGGAGTCGATCTGCAAGATTTGCTGCAACGTCTACCGCCTGCTCAGGAGAGGTAGAGTCATTTATAGTTGCGTTGAAAGCTGCCGCAACATAAATATCCCAGACGTCTGCTTCACTTGCGCTAAGTTTTGTGGTCATCAAAGCACTTCCTTTTGGATCAATGGAAGCGCCACGCTATCACTACGCACGGATCGCGAACAGCCCACGCTTTTGAAGGTAATCGGCAAACTGCGTAGCACTCGGCCGGTCCGGCGCCGCCGGCAGAAGTCGGTTGCTGGTATTGGATATGGTCGCGTACTCCCGAGTTACCGCACCCTCGACGCGCTCCAGCGTCACAGCACCCTTGCGCCTGTCGATTGGGTCGATATCGTCCTGATGGATCTCAGCGGCCAGGGCCATCTGACCGTACTGGATGCGAGCAGGAAGGTAGTTGTTCGGCTTGATCTCCTGATCCAGCAGCACTTCCCGGCGAGGCCAGGACAAGGCCTGCTCGCTGCTCATCTTGCGCCCTTTCCAGGTCATGCCATCCATCGCCAAGGCAGCCCGGCGCAGCAATGCTTCTTGCTCTGGAACGCCCGCGGGGATGACCGTGCCGAACTTAACGGCATACAGGGCCATATCCTCGGCGCTCGCGTAGCTTTCAGCGTTAGGCTTGCCGGTGCCGTCCTCGATGATGAGTGCCATGCGTCAACTCTCTGGAATGGTTTGTAGATTGGCCGCCGGGTGACCGACAGCCAGCATTATCACTCCTTGGTCAACTCGGCAACGAGCTTTTCCAGGGATTCTTTCGAGGCGTTGGCCCGATACTGGACCTTGGCTTCATCGAGCTTTGCTTTCAGCGCCGCGATTTCACCAGCCTCATCAGGCGGCGTGATCGAGGCCTTCTTCAGTGCCTCGATCTCTTCGCGCAGTGCGTCGACAGTTACGACCAGGCCGTCACGTTCAGTGGTCAGCTCACCAACCGAAGCATGGATGGTGCCCAGCACTTCAAACAAGCGCAATGCCAGTGCACCAGTCTCTGGGCGGTGGATTTCGCCAGCTTCCAGGCCATCGACCAGCAGAACCATTGCGTCGCTCTCGCCTTGCAGATCGGCAAGCAGCTTGGACAGTTCGCCAGATGCGACCGTCTGTGTGACGACAGCAAAAGGCGCCGGCAACTCGACAACCTCAACGTCGACACCGGCATCTTCGTACGCCGTGACTATCTCGGGATAGTCACCTACCACGGTAACTGCGGTTGCATCGCGCTCAACGCTACGGAATAGCCCTGGGACGCGGTAGCGCTTGTCCGGCTCAAAGCCATCAAGCTGGTTCGTGTAAACGAGTTCCATCGTAATCTCCGTAGCGGCCATTGCTGGCCGCTTCCTGGGGCGGTTATCAGCCGCCAACCGGTGGGGTGACGGTGAGGTTGATCATTACGCCGGCCGTAACCTTGTTGCTGTCCGAGTGCTTGACCCAGTTCGCAGCAGAGCCGACGGCAGCCAAGGTTGGGTTGGTGCCACCGGTGGACTCCTTCCAGCTGTAACCCAGCACGTCGATGTTGACGGTGCCCTCTGCGCGGTAACCGATAGCCAGGTTTTCCTCGTCGTTCACGTCGTACGAACGGAAGCCCGGGGCCTGGGACTCGGTGATGACCACGGCGTTCGGCAGCAGGCCGAAGATCGTATCCACCGGCGCCTTGTCGGTCACCAGTACCGGCTTGCCAAGGGTGCCAGGCAGGCCGCCGTAGATCACTACGCCAGCTTCTTCGTAAACCTTGTTCGCAATCGCTTCATCAACGATGTCGAAGTAGGCCGAAGAGTGCATGACCCACAGCGCAATACGGCCGAACTTGTCGCCGAATTTGCGCATACCGCGGGTCAAGGTCTTCTTTCCGTCGGTTTCGATGTTGGCCGACACCACCATTGCGGCGTTTGAGCCGATGGCAGCCTTGAGAGCGCCGGTGGCGTACTCGATGAAGCCCTCGATGGTCGCATCAGCTACGTCGGCGCCGATGATCTGGGAGAACTCATCTACTGCACGACCGCGACGCTTGAACGCCTCTTCGGTGGTCTGGTACGGGCCGTATTTCCACGGAGCCTTGACGCCTACAGCTTCGCCGGCGCCGATTTTCTTCGCGGTGACCTTGCCGTCGGAGTTGACATCGCGGTGTTCCAGACCGCCGCCGAGCTTGTAGAAAGCACGCTTGCGAAAGTCGCCTTGGATCAGTTCGTTGTCGAGGACGATCGCACCGTTGGACGAGGCGTTGAACACGTCCAGGTTATCCTGGATGCGCTCCAGGTAAGCGGTTTGCGCCTCATCGTTGTAGATGATCAGGTCGTTGTTTACGGTTGTAGCCATGGGTTTGTCCCCTTACTTGGGCAATGCGAGGAATGCGGTTTGGCCGTGCTTGCGCTGGTAGTCGCGCTTTTGCTCGGAGGTCATTTCGGAGCGCTTGAATGCAGCCTGGCCGCCGCCCCCGCCCGGGGCATGTGTCCCTGAAGCCCTTGGCCACAGGTGGGGTGCGCTTTCGCGCAAAGACTCGGCCCATTCGAGCGGAGTCAGAGGGGTTTTGCCGTCTTTGCCAAAGATGGTTTGGCCATTCTCGTCAACGGCGACCGCTTCGCCCTCTTCGTTCAGTGAGAACACGCCTTTGGCGCGCAAGATGATGTCGTCGGTTGCTTCCGGCAATGCGCCAGCTTTCAGTGCTGCGCCGCGCACCGAGTCGCCCAGGACTTTGCCCTGGAACTTGGCGGCGAAGGCTTCAGCCTTCTCGGCGCGACCAGCGAGCGTCTTCAGTTGCTTGTCGTGCTCGCCACGCAGGCGCTCGGTGCGCTTATTGAATACCTCGTCCACCTTGCCCTCGGTCAGCAGCTTGGTTTCTTCGTCCTGGCCCGCCCGACTGAGCAGACCTTTGACGGCGTCGATATCTATGCCTTCAAACTGGGTTTCGAACTGAGTCAGCTTGCCGGAGGTTTCCTTCAGCTTGCCCAGCAGTTCCGAGTTCTTGGTTTTCAAGCCGGAAACGGATGCTTCAACGGCAGTCGCGATAGCGGCCTTGATGGCCGGGTTTTCCAGGTCGATTTCGTTTTCTTCTGCCACGTTGATGCACCCCTTGGGTTTGATCGGCCCGCTTTGCAGGCAATAAAAAACCGCCCGGAGGCGGCTGATTGAATTTGTTCGGCTAGATCCCTGCTCGCTCGAACGCCAGCGGCTCCAGCCCCTTCATTTGCAACAAGGTCAGCGGCGCAAAGTTGCGATCAAGCTGCAGTTCGGCGAAGCGCTCCACCGTCAATCCTCCCTCCCGGAACAGCTTGGCCCGGACTGGGCCGATAGCAACGTCCTGGAACGCAGCCGGCTGCTGCTGGAGCCAGTGGTAATAATCGAGGCCGGCACTTACCTGCTGGCCGCCATTGGCGCCTACTGAGGCACGGGTAGCGCCCTTGGCGAACATGGCACTGAGCTTGGTCAGTAGGATGAAGGTGGTGCGGCAGTTCGGGTGAAACGGCGGTCTTGGCCCGGAGTCCACCGGAAACTTGCGCTTATCCATCGAGCGGCATTGCTGGCTGGTCTTGCTGTCAAGCGTGGCCACCATCTGGATCTCTTGCACGATGTCCGTGTTGGCCTTGGCCACCTCCATCCGCGCCTGGGACGACACATGCTGAATGGCGGTGTGCACGACCGTGCTGGCATTGCGGTTGGTGGTTGCCAGGATGCCGTCTTTGTACCCTGCTGCTTTGGTGCCGCGAATGTTGCGGATAATCTTGAAGTTCGTCTGCCCTTCAAAGAAGCCCTGCCGGATCGTGCCCGTAACGCGCTCACGCTCCGCACTGGTCCAGCCCTTAATGAACGCCTTAAGCAGCTTTCCGCCACCGGTGCCGCGCACACTGAGCGGGTTCGTCAGCACTGCGGTACGGATCGCAGCGGCCGTCGGTGCCACGACGTCGAGCGACACGCCAACCGGCGCCGACCTTGCAAGGCTGGTCGCCTCGAACTCAGCCTCGTAGTTGGCGATGTCCACTAGGTCGAGGTTAAGTTGCGCGCTGTACCGGTCGAAAATGCCCAGCAGCAGGCTATCCACCTCCTTCAACAGTGCTTCCAGACGTTTGACGTTGTACTCGGTCAGGTCCGACTGGGTGAGCCGGTCACGGATCGAACGGTCAATCTCCTTGAGGAAGGGAGCGAATTTGCCCACCTCCCCAGCCTTGAGCTTTTCGAGGAAGACCGCATGCCGAATGGTTGCGTCAAGTACTGCTTGGTTCGCCGCCATCTACTGCGTCCTCGTCGTCCAGGCCCAGCCCATCGCCCTGCTCTTCTAGCTCCCCGTCGATCTGCTCGTCAGTTCGCTCTGGCGCGATCAGCCCCAGCTTGCGCAAATACGCCCGAAGATCCGCCTTCGCGAACCCGCCGTTCTGCCACAAGCCAACCAAGGCCGTGATCATCTGCGGATCGGCAGTGAGCTCGACGAACTCTTGATTGACCTGGTAGGCGACCTTCTTGTCGGCAATACCCATGTACATGCAGCACCACATAATGGCTCGCGTGTAGGCCTCGCTGACGTTGGCTACGCATCCAGCAAGAACCGATGTAGATGCTGATTGATCGCCACGGGACTCGGTTGCGGTCTTGGTCGCAAGCGACGCAACCACCATCCGGGCGCCCAGCTCGATCATCATCTGGTTCTTGTCGGCCATGGCCTCCTTAACCAGCGTATTGGGCGCTGGCTGCGCGTAACCGAATGCGCCACCAACGGGCAGCATCATGGGGGCTCGGGAGCCGACATAGATGCCGTTCTTCTCCATCCAGTCGCGCCAGGACTCGTCGAGCCCACTGATCCACGGCTGGGCCTGACCGCACCAGAACACGCTGTCTTCGTAGTCGGCGCTGTTCCGGTAATGGCCCAGGTTGATCATGGCTATGTCATACAGAGGCGACTCATCGATGCTTGGGTCGTTATTCTGTGCACCGACGAGGGTGAACGGGATCTCTTTGAGGCGCCCCGTGACGCCTTCCGGCTTGAATTCTTCGATGACAGTCAGCGGCCCACCACCTTTCGGCCCGGACCGGCGCCAAACACGACAAACGAAACCGTCATCCTCCAGCGCCAGTTCCCGGTACTGCTCAGCTGTCTTGTAGCCAAAACCATCCGGTATCTCCGGCGACTCGCGCAGCACCACCAGCGTCAGCACGCTATGGCCGTTCACCATGCCGGTGCGCCAGTTGATGATGTCTTCAGCGCAGTAGGACAAGATCACCGAATGCCCGCCGATACCATCGTCTTGGTGGTAGTCGACGTAAAGCCCGTGGCGCCCAGCTTCAAGAACCTTCTCCAGCGTTCCTTGGGAGTGCTGGTAAATGCTCACGCCGGAGCCGTTGGCGTTGTCCTGTAGGTATTCCAGCTTCTTCGGCACCGTCAGCGTCGGGTCTTTGTGAAAGGCCAGGCCAAGCAAACCGTTTCGGGTGTGCCCAGTGGCGTTCTTGAACACCGCGCGCTCGCGGTATGCCCGGTTACGGTCTTCGTTCTCCGGCGACTTGTCGTGCGCGTTGATGTACGGCAGCCGATCCACAACCCGGTGCTGGCCCGCGCAGACGTCGCGAACGGTCGCCCAGCGGTCCAGCACTGCTGTGTATTCCGCCCGCTGGAAGGAGACGTCGTTGCTCATCGGGCGTATCCCATTTTGATAGCGGTGACCGGTTTGATGATCGGGTACTCGCGGTGGATGAAGTAGCCGCCGGCGTCGTTCGCGTGATCGATGCCGGCGGTTTTATCTGGCTCCCCGTTCGCGCCCCACACCTGCTGCTCCAGGCCATCGGCGTAGGTCGGACAGGTGAGCGAGTTGACCAGGTAGCGACGCTCGCCCTGCGCATTGCAGAAGACGGCGTTCATTGCGTTGATTCGGTCCTTCACCGGCGGGTTTGCCGCTGGAGCAATGACCGCGAACCCGGCCTGCTTGAGCATGGCCAGGTCGGTGATGCTGGCGTTCACGGACTTGCGCGAATCGCCCGAGGCATCCGGGTAGATCCTGATCTCGCAGGTTTTCTTGAAGTCATTGCCGTCGTGCTGCCAGTAGCGCTCTTTGATGCGGCGGATCATGTCCGGCGTGTCGTAGCCGTCGATCAGCTCATCCACGGCCCTGGGAAGCCCATGGTCACGTTTGACGTGGGTGATCGCGGCCATCTTGCCGACGTTGAAGTCCATCCCGATGAACAGCGGTTCGCCGGGCTGCACGGTATCGAAGCACCCGTTGAGCTTGCGGTCGTACGCCGTGTAGATCGTGCCGGACGTCAGGTTGACGAACTGACCACGGAGATAGGCCTGGATCAGTTGCGGCGGATACGACTCCATCAGGGAGGCGATGTAGTCTTCCGGCAGGTTCAGCTCGTTGTCGAACGTGCTGGCCTGCACCAAGCCGTACATGTCGTTAAGCGCTGGCTTGTCGCGCAACTGCTTAACGAACTGCTGATAAACGAACTTGAAGCCCTCAGGCGTAGTAGTGACGTCCACCCCGTTCTTTAGTCCGGGCAGGTTGTAACGCATCCGGGCAATGATTTTTCGCCAGGCCTGCTGAGCCTTCAGCAAGCTCATCACGTCCAGCTCATCCACCAGGGCCTGACCGATCTTGAAGCCGACGATGGTCTGGGGCTTCTCCATCGAGCGGCATATCACAGTGCCGCGGTACTGCCGGCCGCTGTAAATGTGAACTTCGTGGTTCGCCTGGTTGATCTTGGTCTTCAACCCCCAGTCGTAGGCCACCTCATCCATGGTCGGATAGAAGATGTCTCGGATCTGCGGGTAAGTCGGTGCGAAGTAACCAGCGTTTACGCCGGGCCACTCCATGAAGTGCTTGCTCAGTGCTGAGCAACCTACCCAGGTCTTGCCTGAGCCGAACCCAGCAACGAACGCACGGAATTTGTGGGGCAGCGTGAGGAACTGAGCCTGCGGAACGTTAAGGCTCGGCATTCGGCTTCCTCGCATCCACCACGTCGACTTGGATACGGGTCGGGATCACCGGTTCGTCTCCGGCTTCTTCCTTCTTGGCCCGGTTAACGTAGATGTCGCCAGTTTCCTTCGCTGCCTGTTCGAGTATCTGCATGGCCAGGCCGATGTTCTTCATCGACTCGGCCTTTTCAACAAACCGGTTCATGGCGCGGAGACGGAAGGCACGGTTGGCAATAGGGATGTCTGCCGTCTCTTCGCGGAATCGCTTGCGCGTGTCATGGAACAGGGTCACCCACTTCTTCGCCAGGTCTCGCCCAGCGCGCTTGGTAGGGTCTTGGGCCTCGCACTGTTGACGGGACACCTCTAGGCCAAATTCCTCTCTGACAGCTGCCGCAACCTGAGAAGGAGTGTCGAAGCACGCCAAGGCCTGAACCATGAAGCCTTTCACCTCATTGTTCAGGGCTGCCATAGGGTAAATTCCGTCTTAGGTCTGTCAGGGGTCAGGCCAATCTGAGCAGACAGGTTCCGCAGGCCCTCGATATGTTCAATTTCCCCACCTCGGCAGGACTGTTTGCAGCATCCACCAACGCTTGCACGTCAGGGCTTGCACCGTAGCGGCGGACCACGCCGACGAACTCTTCAACGTCGTGTCCGCGCATCTCAAGCTTGGGCGCCCCTTCCTTGGTAAAGGCTGGCTGACCGTACTTATCCATGGCATGAGCGATGTGATAGCACTCGTGTTCAATGAGTGCGCAGAAGTCGATGTCGCTGCACTGGGCGCAGTAGTCAGCGGCCAGGGTGATGATGTAGCCGGGCACATCGCCGAACCAATCACGCATCTGTTGCTCCATCCGGGCTTTCTGCCAGCCACCGGCGCGGAACGCTACCTGTTCGGCCTGGCCCAGGACTGTACGACCCTGCTTGGAGAAGCTCGACGACGCCCACATGATCTGGATGTCTGCATCCAGTAGATGGGCATGGTCTTCATTGTGAATGCTGCCGGTGTTGGCAAGAATCTCGGATTGGAGCCATTCCAGTACTTCAGGCGCGGGTGTCAGGCGAACGCCGACGTCGGATAGATCGGAAAGCTCAAGCAATGACGCTGGAGGGTATGGCCTCATCTGCACGCCTCCACATGATAGGCTCACTCAACTGCGTTTTTCACTGGAAGGCACACAAAGGTTTTAACTCACTATTTTCAGGAGACCAAGTGCATGATTGATTTCAATCAGCAACTCAACAAAGCAGGATTGCAACTAGCAGCTTCTATGATGTTACTAGCAAATAGGGCGCGCGCTACCGAGACCGCAATAGAAATGGCTCGCCAGCATAAGGAGATAGCGGCAACAGAACTCGCTCAGTCTGGCTACTTGCTGCAGCTTATGACAGAGGTGGATAAGGCTCGTACTCCTGAAGAATTTCTAGCCAGTCTAAATCCAGTAAAGAGTCTTTTAATTCCACACAGCGACAAAGCAAAAAACATCATCGTGCCAAGCGAAGACACCATCGCTCTATGCTTAAAGCTTTACGGTATCTAGCTCCGAGCAACCTCGCGCCACGATTTGACGCTTTCAAAAACGTGGCGCGGATTACGCTGAAAGCCGCAACTGCTGGTCGAACAGCTCCCTGATCTCTCCGAGCCTGCCCATCAGAAGAGGCTCACCCTTCAAATGAATCAGGTGAGCCAACTGGTGGACGATCCCCTCATCCGAAAGCACCTGGCTGGTCGGCAGCTCCTTGAACCAACACACGAACACCGCGAAGTGCATAGCTCCAGGCAGTTCCTTCAGGAAGCGCTTGTCAGTCATCTGGACGTATCGGGCGTGCTCTTCGCGTAGGTCTTGATAGCTGGCTGAGTACGTATGGTCACCGAGGACATAATCCATTCGGGACACCCTCAATAGATTAGCGCCGGCAGTACCGGGCGCCTTTGGTTTAATCGGTCAGCCGTTGCGGGTCGGCAGCTTGAAGTCTGCGAACCGGTCCGCAAGGTCGCTGATCTTCTTCACTCCGATGAATCCAATACCGCCCCCGAGGGCAGCGGCAAGGTTCTGAGGTAGCCCGAAGTACTCGAGGAGTGGAAACGCTCCGGCCGTGAACAGCGTGCACAGCAGCGCTTCAAGAGCCGCCTGTCTTCGTGTCCCGCCGCCGTAGATGATTCGTAAAGCAGATATGGCGAATGACAGTGCTGCGGCATACAGCAGCGGCGCATGCTGGCTCAGCCACGCAAGTACAAGCGCCCAGGTATCTGGTTTGTATGGCATGTTGGACATCTCAGTTCCTCCCCGTCAGGGAGTTAGGAATACGGCAGGTTGTGACCTGCGGAATTGAATCGGCTCACACAGCACTCCCAGCTCGGAGCAATGGGTGTGGTGGAGCCGAAAACGAAAAGGCCTCGATCATGTCGAGGCCCTGAATAGAAATGAATAGGGCCGCGAAAGCAGCCCCTCCTGTTAGGTGAGCAGATCGTAAGTGATGTAGGTATCGAGGTAAGAGCTAGTTTTAGCCCAAAGACCATAACCTGGCGGTAGAAAGATCGGATATTGCAATTGCATAACGTTCGAGGCCGACAGGTACGCCAAGAATGGCTTGGTTGCATCACCGATACCAGAAGCCGCTGCAGTGCCTGTCGTGATAACGGAGCCGCCCGGGCCCGAGAAAAGGCCCGTCCGAATGATCACGCCAGCCACGTTATCGGCTGGTTTGATGATTTGGGCAGACATGTAAACGCTGCCGGAGAAGTGTTTCGCACCAATAGTTACTGGTTCCATCGTTGTCACCTTTAAGTCGAATGATTTGTCGCGGAGGATTCCGCTTTCATGTCGCTCAAGGGCGATTGCTCGAGGCTCGTGGCCTTCACATGATTCAACGTCCCGCATCGGGAGCATTTGATCTGGAGCTCTGTAAACCCACCCGTACGGGCGAGAAGTCTTTTGCAGTTACCGCATCTGAATTCTTTCAACATCTGCAAATTCCTTTTGCTGGATCGCCCTTTCCGTGGGCAATAAAAAACCCGACTCGATGGCCGGGTTTTCTTGAATTTCCATTACAAGTTGCCGAAGGCAAAATACTAACTGTGGGGAAATAATGCCCTCAGCCGTGCGGGAAGTCAAGCGGCCTCTTTCATCTTGTAAATTATCCCGCCAATTGGGCTCAGTGCTTTTGCGTCGATGTCGTAGCAGGCATCGAAGCAGAGTTGCACGAAGGGCTCCCAATCCCTCCCCCAAGCTGCTGAGGGGAGCTTGATGCCGTACTCCCCTTCCACCCATGCACGAAAGATCTCTGGCTTGATGAGCGGATCAGGGTTAGAAGACTGCCCCCCCTGGTGCATATATCGATACCGGCGAAACACGCCCTTTGCGACGTACGCGGCACGTTCACGCTTACTGGAAGTCATGCGCTCTACCCGAGAGCACGCTAGGTGGAAAACCGCATCTTCCGCCTCCTCCCGATCATCATCGGTTGGCTCTGCCGCGTACATGGCGTTGCCGAAGGCCCGCAACTGGTAATGGAGACGCGCTATCGCCGACTGGATATGGCCAGCCAAAGCACCGTGCACCGCATGATTTGCCGTAGGCCCCCGCTCGCTGCTCTGCACCACCACCCCAAGTTCCGCGGCATCTGAGGACTGACCAGGCGCGGGGTTGTAGTTGCAGTCATGCCACGCCTGGCGCGCTGAGTTGATCTTCATGCTGCCTGCCCCTTTTTCAGTTCTCTGGTCTTTGCCCGGTATTCGGCGGTCATCGCCTTCAGCTCTTCCACGGTGTATTTCTTGGCCTCATGAGGGCCTTCAAGCCATGCCACCTTTTCCTCGCCAATTCTCTGTAGGAGCGAGATTCGGTAATTGATGAGGTTTCCCGAGAGGTGGTTATTGCACGGGGCGCACTGCTTCCAGGCGTTGAGCGGTTCAAACCTCAGCTCTGGGTTCGCTCCTACAGTGCGGTAATGGCCTGCGTGATACTGGCCTTCATGGTGGCGGCCGCAACTCACGCATGGCAGTGCCGCATCACGGGCGCGCACCCAGGCGTTGAATGCCTGCTGTATGTCCTTGAGGTGGTCCGCCCTACTCTTCAGCCTCTCCTTGCGGACTTTGATGTCTTTGCGCTCGATGTCGGCTAGGGCCTTGCGGGCCTTTGGTGCGTGCCTCGGCCCGTCGATGAGCGCGCAAGCTGGACTGCACACCGCCTGGCCCATGCGCGAAGGCACGAATGAGGCCCTGCACGTAGCAACGCGGCACTTCTTCGGCTTGGCCGGCTTCCGTTCGATGGTCATGCAACCTCCTTAAACGCTTCGAACTCGGCCATCTCGGTCAGGCGCTCTTCTGTGAGCGTCGGCCAGTCGTGCAGCACCAGGTACGCGCAGCACTGGCGCCAAAAGTCTTTGAATGTCTCCTCCCCCATCGAGTCGTAGGAAAGGCTGCGGGGCGTCTTGCGGGTGAGTTGGCCCAGGCCCGGGATGTCGAACAGCTCCTCGTCGCAGTACACGCCAGACTCCAGTTGCAACGCCTTGATGGCGTCGTGTGACTGCTTGCCGGAGAACCGATCGATGTTCTGGCTCAACACTCGGCCCAGGCCATGGACCAAGCCATTGAACCGTGGATTACGTGGCTGCTTGAGGTCGGCACGGATCTTCGCGTTCATCTTAAATTCACGCTCGCGCAGGATCGACCGGTCGGCTTCGGAGGATGGCACGAACGCGGCCACCTCCTTGCCGGTGGCAGGATCTACCAGGCGGCGCAGTACCAGGTATACGGGCATCGGGCGAGGCTTGGCTGGCTTGGTCATTGCGCCGCCTTCTTCGCTTCCAGTTCCTGGGCCTGCTGGATCAGCAGCGCCCGGCGATCCGCCAACTCATTGGCCGCTTCAATTCGCATTTCTGTTTTCCTTTCGGCGCAGGCCTTGCGCATCTCGAGCATCGAGTTCTTGACCAGTTCCAGCTTGTGGCGCAGCACTGGTGCGGGCCGTGTGACGGTGCCAGTGAGCAAGCCGGCGATGGCGCGACCGTCCTCACTGATCGGCTCGACGCTCAGGTCCGCCAAGTATTTCTGGGCGTGTTCGCGCGGGATTCTCTTCAGCTCCATTGCCTTGGTCACAGCCTGCACGCGACGGTTGGAGTCGAAGCCCACGGACACGTGCCAGTTGACCTGTTTCGCATCCTCGCGGGCCTGGCCCACGAACCTTTGGTAGGCGTCGATGAACGCCATGCGCGCACCGATTTTGTCGCCGCCATCCAAGATGGGTTTCGCGACTGCCAGTGCCAGTTGGATTTCATCGGTCAGCACCACGGTTTCAAACTCGTCGTTGGTGGTCATAGCGATGGCCCAGGCCTCGTCCTTGCCTGGACGGCCGTCGGAGGACTGGACGCGTTGCAGGATGTCAGCCATTGCCAGCTTGCCCTTCACCTCGAAGCGGCAGGCCTTCAACGCGGCTTTGACGACGGGTACCGGGTAGGCGCAGAGGTCTTCGGCCATCATCGCGGCAGTGCCTGGGTTCATTTCCTGCCCCATGGCCTCGGCGGTTGCGCAGATGGCGGCGGCCAGCCCGGCCACCTGCTGGTCGCTCATTTCAGAGGTATTCATTGCGGTTACCTGCTTGGCGTTTGGCCAGAACCATCTGGGCGGCCTGTTCGGCTGCGGAGTGGTTCGCCTCGGTCCGTTCCATCTGGCGGGCGGTTGTCCCGTTGATGCGCTGCCCGGTCACCCACTGGGTGTGGTAACTCTCGGCGTTGGCCAGCAGTTCGTTGAGGCTGTGGCACTTGCGCAGAACGGCGGCATCGCTGGTTTTCAGGAAGTGAGCGGCGACGTGGTGGGCGACATCGGCGCCGAGGCGGTCAACCAGTTGGCCGAGTTGGCCGCCGACCTTGGCATTCCACACCGGCCAGGCGCTGTAGCGTTTGCGGTAAGCCATGGCGTAGTTCGCCCAGACCTTGAAGGTTTTGCAGGTCTGGTCTTTGGGGCCCGGCATGTCGGCGGGAATCTCGACCCGGGGAGTATCGGTGCGGTCAACCACCAGCACCAAGCCGCGGGACTGAACCGGCACAACCTCGGCGGGAGCCGGGGGTGCAATTGGTTCAATGACCGGTTCCATGACTGGTTCAAGAGAGTTACTGATTCTGGGTGCAACTGCTGCACTACCCCCTGGTGTAGGAGATTCACTAGGGGGTGAACCTGCTGCACTACCCGGGTGAATCTTCTGCACTACCCCTGGTGCAGGAGGTGCACCACCACCGTCGAGGGTGAGGAAGTAGACGTTCGACGAATTCCCCTTTGGTCCACCCTTCCGGATCTCCTTGCGCAACAGTCCTGCCTCACACAGAGCGGTGATGTGGTTCATGACAGAACGCTTGCTGATCTCGCACTGGTCGGCAATGTGCTGATAGGAGGGCCAGCACTCGCCTACGTCGCTGGCGTTGTCGGCCAACTTGATCAGCACCAGCTTGCGCAGCGGATTACCAACACGAAGCTTCATTGCGGCAACCATAAGGCCCATGCTCATGCTGCACCTCCGGCGAACGCGCGGAAATCAATCGTCCGCACGCCCTTCCAGCTATTGCAGGACATGCAAAGGGTCTGGAGGTTGCCCAACGAAGCCTCTCCACCTTGGCTTTCAGGTACGACGTGATCAGCCCTCAAGCGCATCAGCACCAAACAGCCACAGCGCAAGCACGCGTGACCGTCGCGGGCGAATACCAGAGCACGCAAGCCGGAAGGGATTGGTTTCTTTTTCGACCTGCGCCGGGGCGGGAGGACCGGCGGTTGGTGCGCGGTGACCTGGCCCATACGGTCCGGGTTCCACTCACAGCCTTTTTCGGTGAGTTGGAATGCTTCAGGGCGAAGCTCAATCAAACCGGCCTCTTCCAGGGCCTTCAGCATGCGGTAAGCGGTGTCCGGCTTATCGGTGAGCAGCGGCAGCTCCTCGATGATCTTGGCCTTGCTCAGCGCGAAGAAGATCCCGTCATCAGTCTTGATTGGCTTGGTCCAGCTCGGGCAGCCGTAGACGAAGGCAAATAGCAGGGCTTGCTGAGAATTCAGCCCCCACTCCAGCGCCTTCACCTGGTTAATCGTGACGGTGTATTGCATGTCAGGCCTTCCCGACCTTTGCGGCCAATTCAAGGAAGCGATCCACGTACCAATGAGGCTGCGTCTCGCGGGGGCATTGAGGGCTGGTGAGGTTTTTGCCGTAGGCCATGCCTTTCTCGGTCACGGACCAGAAGTCGACCATTTCCTGCTTGGAGTTTTTGCGCTGGAGGACCTTGAGGAAGCCGTGGGCCTCAAGTGCAATATTGAAGGCACGGGCAGTACTGGCGATGGCGTGATCTTTGATAAGGGCGGTGATTGCCTTGGTCGGCATCGAAGACCCGCCTGCGGCATCTGGTGCGGCGTCCACGGCGTAGCCTGGGAGGAACTTGGCATCCAGCCCGTTGTTGGCGGCGATCTTGGCCAGCATCATCATCTTGCTGGAGTTGGCAGGCTTCAACAGGCGGTCGAAGCATTCCAGGATTGCCAGCTCGCCGACGATCTTGGAGTTGTTCGGGCCCTGGGCGGAAAAGGTGCCGGTCTTGCGAATGCTCGGCAGCACCTGCCCCACCACCCACTCCTCGAACCTCTCGGCGGCCGGGAGCTTGGACTTCATCACCAGCCGGTACAGATCGCGCTCTGGAATGATGGTCATGAAACCACCACCCTGTTTCGGGGTAGTGGTCGCGGCCTTGCAGTGACGAGCCACGGCGTTCTCTGGTTTGGAGTAGCCGAGGGCGTCAGCGACATCGCGGGCAACAAACCATGGATCCCCGAGCTTGTCGGTGATGACCCGGATTGCGGCGCCGTCGAAGTCGAACGGAATCACCGAGGAACTGCGCGCCACGTTTTGCGATTGCACAAAACGTGGCGCAAGATTGTTGGGGGTATTGATCGATCCAGTGTGTTGGTGCATGATTCGCTCCAGTTGTTTACCGCTGTAGAAAAAGCCGACCTCGTACGTCGGCTTTTTTGTGCCTGGAATTCAGGCGATGGATTTCAGTGCACGCTTGCCGTTGATCAATGCCTCAGCCTTTCGGCGCAACTCCCCCGCCTTCGCCTCAACCTGGCGGCATTGCTTGGCGAACGCTGGCAAGTGCGGCAGGTCCTGCTCGCACATCACCTGGTCGTCAAACACCTCGCTGCCGGTGTCGATCACATCGCCCAGGGCGCGGATCAGTGCGCCGAAGCTTTTGTTCGCGCATTGGTCGCTGGTCATCTGGCGGGCGCCGGTCAAGCCGTGGCGGCTCGCCAGCTCGTTCAGGCAGTGATCTCGGTATTCAGGCTCAAGGGCGTTGACCCACGACTCTTCCAGCCAGGACGGCATTTCCTGATCGCCGGACAGCCAGCGCTGAACACGTTTGAGCCAGCGGCCGGTTGCCTTCACAAACTCATTTACGTCGTTCTGCAAGGTCAGCGCGGTAAAGTCTGGAACCTCTTTAGCGATGGCCTTCTCCGGGCACGACAGGTGCAACTCGCGGCTCAGCGCCTGGGCGAAGTCGTCCTGGCTCAGGCTGGTGCGTGCGATCTGGTTTGCAGCATGGGCGACCAGCACCTGATCACGGGTTTGTACTGTGTGTCTGGAACTGGACGTTTGCATGGGAACTGCTCTCTTCTAATCTGGCTTCAATGGATCGGCGGACAGAGATGTCGCTTAGGCGGCCATTTCGGCCCATGGAAACGACGGACAAAGGGATTCTTTTTTGAAAGCACCTCCGGTCAACGCCTCCGCTCGCTTGGCAACCACTGGAGACATTCCGTGCTTCTCGCGAACCCAACCGGAAACGGTACTTTGATCAACCTTGAGCTTTTCAGCCGTGACCTCCTGAGTGCCGAAGAAGGCAACGAGGTCCTTGTAAATAGTGTTCATGCTGCCCCTCCATACGGGAATACCCATATAGTAGGTTATGGGAATACCGATTTGCAAGGATATGGGAGCACCCGTAATACTCGCTGGATGGAATTCAAAGATCGTTTAAAGGCAGCGCGCCGGCACGCCAAGCTCAATCAGGGCGAATTGGCCGCTAAAGCTGGTATCACGCAGACGTCGATTTCTGACCTTGAGCGTGGAAAATCAAAAGCCACCGCACACGTCGTGAAGATCGCCGACGCATGTGGGGTGAGCGCCAAATGGCTCTCAGACGAGATCGGGCCAATGCTGGCTTCTGGATTAACGTCCGGCTCTGGTGAATCGAACGTCTCCCCTGCCGCCCAGCCCACCAGATCATTCCGCTACCCCGTAGTGAGCTGGGTTGCCGCTGGTGCGTGGGCAGAAGCGGTAGAGCCATACCCGGCCGGCATATCGGACACCTACGAGTTTTCGGAGTACGACTCCAAAGGCCCGGCGTTTTGGCTGACAGTCAAAGGTGACTCGATGACGGCGCCCGCCGGCCAGAGCATCACCGAAGGCACGCTGATCCTTGTGGACACTGAGGCTGAAGTTGCACCAGGTAAGCTGGTGGTGGCCAAGCTGCCGGACAGTAACGAAGCGACATTCAAGAAGCTGGTCAGCGACGGAGGTCGGCTGTTCCTGAAGCCGCTAAATCCTGGATACCCGATTGAACCCGTGGATGAGAATTGCCGGATTGTAGGCGTCGTTGTACAGGCACTACAGAAGTTTTACTGATGCTTTTAGGGTTCGAGCATCCTTTCGCAAAAATAATCAGCAAGGCTAAAAAAGGAAAGTCATATGAACGGAAAATGCCCAAAATGCGAAAAGATTTTGACCTACGCTACTTTTAGTACGCCTGATATCAAAGAGCTTGGCGGTCAATCTTGGAAGGGAATTTCCATCAATTGCCCTTACTGCCACACAGTGCTCTCGATGGCAATTGACCCGATTGCTCTAAAGGCAGACATTATTAACGGCGTGAAAAAAGCACTCGGCAGATAAGCGTATCGAAGAGCCCGGCCCAGCGCCGGGCTTCTTGTTTCTGCCATTCCCTATGGCCTACAGCGTTTTCGGATCAATTCCGATCAGCGTGAGTGACTGAGCAAGCGACTCGTCCAGCACGACCTCGCCGGTTGTGGACGCCGCCTGGTTGATGCCTACCGTCCTGAACTTCAGAACATGTCCGGCAACCATCTGTTTCAAGATGGACTTGGCCTTATCTCCGCCAGTGATCGTGTAGGGACTCATCATCCTGTAAGCGTTCTCCATGGCCTGAGCCTGAGTCTTTTTGATCAGTTCTGCTTGCTCAGGTGGCAATCCAAGTGCCAACTCTGGCGAGGCCGGAACCAATCCTATCGGCGTTTCCTGGGGAGTAATCGTCCACGCCTCGTTCTGGTCGATCCGAATCTGCACGGTGCCTACTGGAATCTTGAATCGCCCGCCAGACATAAGTCCTACGTATATCTGCCCATCCTCCTTGCGAACAACCGGATAAAACTTAAGCGAGCTGGTAACAATTGAGTTTCCAGCGGTGAAATTTCCAGTAGTGACCATCATGGTGGTTTTATCGGTGAACTCATCGGTCGTACCGGTGGCCTTCCAGACAGATCCCGCACACCCACTCAGCGTCACAACCGCGACAGCAAGAACAGCGATTCCTTTCATAGTTTTCCCCTTCGTAATGGGTAGTGACTTTACCAGAGGTCAATAGCCCAGGTCGCCATGCATCGGGCCGCCCCACCAATGGTGGCTGTACGCCATGAGTGGTAGAGTGCAGGCTCAATTAAGGGATGGACACCAATGAAAGGATTTGGAGCATTCGCACTGATCGTCGGCGCTTGCTGGCTGGTCTTCGCGCTGAGCATGGATGTGTCCGTGCCTACCAGCGCCGGCCGCCAAGTGAATAACCTAGGGCTCATGGCTGACCGCCAAGTCCACACGATTGTCGGCGGAGTGATTGCGCTCGCCGGCCTGCTCATGGTTTTGCTGGGCGGCAAAAGCGCACCTGCTGCCCAGACAGAGAAAGACGTGCGACCTTGCCCTATGTGTGCCGAGAGCATCAAGACTGCTGCGGTCAAGTGCAAGCACTGCGGCGCAGATGTGGAGCCCGTGGCCGCACCAAGACTGAAAAACGGATGGGTCGCCTCAACTGCATGCCGCGACGAAGAAGAGCAGCAACGAACCATCGAAGCAATTGCCAGCACCGGACTTCCAGTTGTTTCAATGATCGGTCTGGCCGTGGGTGCCGGCCCATTCGAAACAAAGGAAGAGGCCAAGCAAGCCCTGATCACAATGCGCGACGGCCCCCGGCTATTCAGCGAAATCGTTTACAGGGACTCGGTCAGCGGAAAGTATCCACCGATTACTGACTGACCCATCCAACTCCACAGTGCCCGCCATGTGCGGGCTTTTTCATGCATAACAGAAAGGTCGTCGCAAGCCAATATGCATTTATGCATGAAACTTCCTGCCGCCCTCTTGCCAAGATATGTCAGCACCAATACTGTGTATGCATACAGCACTCGCAAGGAGCGACGCATGATCCAGTCACCCTACTCCATACCGAAACCGAGAAACTCCTACGAGCTTGTGGGCCATCGCCTGCAACGCATAATTGCCTCCCCCAGAGTGCAGAGGATTCAGTTGGTTGAGGTATCCAGGCGTGACGACGAAAGCCCTGAAGCCTGGCACCAGGTCATTCAAGACATTGGCGACACCGCCGGCATCAGGATTGAGCATCTGGATGATGGTGCCGTCCGGATCGGTTGGCGCGAGTACTGCGATTCCTAAATAAGCCCGCCAGTGAGCGGGCTTTTTATCGCCTCCCATAAAATATATGGGAATACCCATTGACGATAAATATGGGAGTGCCTATATTTGTATCCATCGAGGCGCCACAGCGAATCGCCAGCAGAGAAACCTGCGCCGTTCTTTAGCGATACCCATTGCCGGATCACCACCGGCCCAAATTCAAAGGCAGCGATGAACCGGCCTAAACGGTTCAGAGGGTTGGCAACTGACCCGGGCGTGCAGCGTAAAGCGCCAAGAACAGTTATCCAGCGGGAGAACAAGCCGAAAGGCCCGCGGCTGGAGTGACATTTGATTCAGGCCGGCGACTGACGCCAGTAGCGAGAAGCCGGCCAACAGAAAATTTCACGTCAGCGCCTGAATCAGGCGCTTTCGGAAGCCAACTGCAGAGCAGCTACCGGCGCTTCCCTAAACCAGGGGCGCCACCATTTACAATGCGGACCCAGCCGACGGGGCTTGATCGTTCTGGCGCAGAAGGGAGATAAGTTTCGTTGATGTCCTTCGAACATGCCGGACAAAGGCTTGGAGGCCTTTCCCAGTCAGCATGAATCGAAAAGTTTGAATTACAACGCCAGCAGGTCTTTCGAGTCCACTTTGATTCAGCCTCCTTTGTAGAAGGTTTCGTGCGATTTGATGGCTGGACTTTTTTCGGCTTTTTGGTGGCGCTGGCCTCTTTTGCCTGTTTTATCGCGTCCCTTGAAGCCTTGCGACTAAGTTTTTTACTGCTGCGGTCCCGGGCCATCTCCCGAAGTTCGAAGATCCTGTTCAGCAGTGCGAATTCTCTTCTGAGCTGCAAGGTCACCCTATCCAACTCGTGATCAGGTCTGGCTGCATTAGCTGGCTCAAGGGTTTCGTCTTGCGAAAATTGCTTTTGAATATCGTCGCGCTTCTTGGCTCCGACACCGGCAAAGAACCGTTCTGATTCCTCGCTGAAGCCTCGTCCAGCGACATGAGCATCTGCGACGGCATCCGAGTCAGGAGCCCCCTTTAACGACCGCTGATGCTTCTTGTGGATCTTAGCGTCCATATGGAAAAGCCCGTTCCCTGGCTGCATCGCGAAATTTGCAATTGCTCGAGATTACCAGCGGCAAAGCGCTACCACCAGACCAGGCCGTCGCTAGTAGCGGGCCTGGGCCCCTTCCCCACCTCTATTACGTCAGCACTCCTCCCCCGCGCCCATCGGCAACCAGCGGGAGGCATGAGTGTTGAACGAATACAGGTGAACAACGCGCCACTTTGGAGGCGACCATGAGTGCAGTATTGAAATTATGCCAAGAGCGTTACGACGCCCAGTTGCCTCCAGAGGTCAGCGAGAGCGACGAGGTGACTGACTGGCTTGAGCATTCGGCAGAGCGCCTGGTGTGCGGCGTCGACATCAAGTGGAAGCGGCGCTTCGGCCAGCCGCAGGTCGTAACGTTCGACCGGTTCTGCACGATCCTGCAAGGCCATCTGAACCAGCGCCAGATTGACGGCCTGGACCAGCGTGATTCGTTTGCCCGCCTGCTGCTGTCGGCAATGCTCAGCAGCCAGAGCGATGCCAGGGCCCACGCCGCAGACCTGCTGGGCCACCAGCGCCCGATTGAGGCGGTCGAGAAGATCGCTGTAGCGCTGCTGCGGCCGTATGCCGAAGACGCTGTAGCAGCGGAGCGGGAAGAGCGCGAAGACGACGTGGATGCCGATGTATGAGCCCGCACATCCTGATCGATGAGGCACTTGAAGCGCTTGAGCATCCCAGTAGCGAGCCAGGCGCCCAAGCCGTCGTGGTGCGCATGATCACCAACATGCTCACGGGCGACGCAATCACCGTCGAAGAATTCAACCACTACTGTCAGCGCCTCCTGAAAGTCACCAGGCAGCGCAAGGAGGCAGCATGACCACGCCAATGGTGAAAACGCTGGCTGAAGAGCAGCTCGACGCCATCGAGCGCCGCATCGCCATCCTAGGCTTCGGCCTTCCCTTCAATTAACTCATCGGCCGCAAGCGCGAAGACCTGGTGCGGGACTTGCCCCAGCGCCTGGCGCCGACAATGAAGGGCGGGCGGATCGCGGTGAGGGTTCGGCCGTGAGCTTCTTTGAAGACAACATCGAAGACGGCAGCCACTGCATGAGCTGCTGCGAGTTCATCGGTGAGGATGTTGGGTATACGCGGTGTTGCCGGAACTGTGGTGGCGAAGGCAGCGAGCCAAACCCAGAAGGTCACAAGAAGCGCATGAAGGCCGAAGCCATGCAGCGTTTCGATGGCTGGCTGGCCCGCACCGGTATATCCCACAAGAAGCACAACAGTGGCTACCACGTTGTGCTGACGCTACCCGACGGTCGAATGATCGACTGCTGGCCCAGCACGAAGAAGTGGCAGCTTCGCGGGCAGCGCATGAGCCGAAACGGTAAGGCGCTGCACGAATTGGTGTTGCAGCAATTGAGGCCCTGGCCATGACCACCCACCAACGCACTCGGCGCCTACTGATCTGGCGCGGCTCCTTCTCTGCCCTCTCCGTCTGCACCTTTCTGATGTTGCTCAGCGCGCTCGCTGACCGAATTACTCAATAACCAACACCTTCAATCGCTGCGAGCATCGCGGCAAGGAATCCCCATGTCCGCACAACAGCAAGTGATCACCATCGACCATATCAGCGAAGAAACTGCTCCGGCCGTTTACGTCCAAAACGGCCTGAAGCCATTTCTTCAGATGATCAAGGATGAGGTTTCTGGAGAGGTTCCCGACCTGTCCACTCTGAAAGGTCGTGAGCGTATCGCAAGCCTTGCCTTCACCGTCAGCAAGCGCAAGGCGGCTGTTGAAAAGCCTGGGCGCGACTACCTGCGCAAGATCAAGGAACTGCCGAAGGTAATTGAGCAGGAGTTGAAGCAATTCGTCGATGGGGCGAATGCTCTTCGTGACGAGATTCGCCAACCGCTGACTGACTGGGAAAACGCCGAGCAGGCCCGCAAGGACCGCCACGTCGACAACATCCAGGCGATCAAGGATCTGGAGGTATTTGGCGCGACGCCGACCGCTGCCGCCCTGGCCCAAACCATTGCCCAACTGGAAGCGATTGAGCTAGGCGACTCTTGGGAAGAGTTCCTGGCAGAAGCCGCCCAGGCGAAAGACCGCACCCTCTCGCTGTTGCGCGCCCTGCACGCCGATCGTACTAAGCACGAAGCCGAACTTGCAGAAATTGAAAAGTTCAACGCCGAGAAATTAGTTCGTGAACAGCAAGAGCGCGACGCCGCCATCGCGCAGGCGGCCGCCGAGAAAGCCCGACGAGAAGCCGATGAGCGCGCCGAGGCAGGGCGTGTTGCTGCCGCACGCCGGGAACAGGAACTGCTTGACCAGGCCGCCGCCGCACAGCGAGCCGCCGCACAGGCTGTATTGGACGCCGAGGCAGCCGCCGAACGCCAGCGCCTGCAACTCCAACTGCAGGCCGAACAAGCAGAGCGCCAGGCTGCCCAAGCCAAGGCCGACAAGCTAGCCGCCGAGCAGCGCGCCGAGCAAGACCGACTTAACGCTATCCGCCGCCAGGAAGAAGCCGTAGAGCAGGCGCGACTGGCGGAGAAGGCCCGAGCGGATGCGGCCGCAGACGAAATCCTGCGTCAGCAGCAGGAGCGCCAGGCAGATGTAGCGCACAAGTCGAAAATCCTGGGCGAAGCCAAGCAGGCTTTGATCGGCATGAACATCAGCGAAGAGCTGGCCAAGGCCATCGTCCTGAAGATCGCCCGCGGCGAAGTGCCGAACGTCTCCATTCAATTCTGAGGTATCAAGCATGTCCACCGACATCATCATGCCGGAACAGCGCCGCCAGGTTGCAGCGCCGGCTGCAATAGACACCAGCATCATGGCGGTTATCAGTCGTGCCGCCGCGGATCCAAGCTGCGACATCGAGAAGATGGAGCGCCTTCTGGCAATGCACGAGCGTATGCAGGCCAAGACGGCCGAGCAAGAATTCAACACCGCTATGGCCGAAATGCAGTGCAACATTCCCACGGTCTTCGAAGGGGCGGTAAACCTGCACACGGGCAACTCCTACGCAACACTGGATCACATCACCCACACCCTAAAGCCGATCATGCAGCAGCACGGGTTCGCCATTACCTTCAAGGTTGAAAACGCGGACAAGCTGATCAGCGTCACGGGAATATTGATGCATCGAGGTGGACACCGCGAGCAAACGACCATGACCCTTCCGACTGATATCGGAAAGGGCCGCAACGATGTACAGGCCGTTGGCTCGTCGACCACCTACGGCAAGCGCTATGTGATGTGCGCGCTACTGAACATCACAACTGGCGACATCCGCGACGATGACGGGCAGTCGTCGGATGGATCTGAAACAGAGGATCTTCGCGCCCAGGTCGTCGCAGACATCCTTGAGCGTGTTGGGCAGACCACTACACCGGATGAGCTGAAGGATGTATGGCAGGCCAGCCTGAAGGTTCTTCAGGCGTCGGGAGACACCAACGGGTATTCCACAGTTAAGACGGCGGTTACCGTACATAAAGCCAAGCTGGAGGCACCTCAATGATCATCGTGAATTGCACTCAGGGATCGGCCGAGTGGCTACAGGCCCGCGCCGGCGTGATCACTGCAAGCATGTTCAGTACCGCCCGCTCCAAGGTGAACGGACTGACTGCCCAGCAGCGCAAGTATGTGGACGCCATGCTGGCAGGCCACAGCGAAACCAAATCCCGCGACCTGGCAGGATACAAGGCTGCGCCAAAGGCTGAAGTAGTTCAGCGCGCTCTGGACGGAGAGAAAGTAGGCGAGCCATCAGGTGCGGCACTGTCATACGCTTTCGAACTGGCAGTCGAGCGCATCGGCGGTGCGCCACTGGATGGCGGTTTCGAAACCTGGCAGATGCGCCGCGGCCATGAGTTGGAGCCCGAGGCGAGGATGGAACACGAAATCCAGACTGGCCTCATCGTCACCCAGGTTGGGCTGATCAAGACTGACGATGGCGTGTTTGGCGCCAGTGCAGATGGGTTCATTGGCGATGATGGCGGGTCCGAGTACAAGTGCTTCCTGGCTCCCGACAAGCTCCGCGCCTTCCATATCGACAACGACGCCAGCGATGTTATCGACCAGGTTCAAGGCTGCATGTGGATCGGCGGCCGGAAATGGTGGCACATCGGCATGTACTGCCCACTGCTCAAGCCAGTAGGTCGCCAGCTCTGGTGGAAAGAATTCCAGCGCGATGACGACTACATCGAAAAGATGGAAGAAGACCTTTGGGAATTCAAACTCTTGGTAGATGGGTACGAGGCGGCGCTCAGGAGTAAAGCAGCATGATCAGCATCCTACAGAACGAAGTAGAACGCCTTCGGCCGGCATCCGAAGATATCGCTGCCAGGACTGCACTGTTCCTGGCGACGGGCGGAAGGATCGAAGAAGGCCCGGCCAGCGGGTACGTCCCCAAGCCAATCACCTACAAAACACAGATGCCGCCCGCGCCAAAACCTTTCGTTCGGCGCAGGGTTGAAGCAGCTCCCCTGCCCCTGGACAGGGAAGATGTTCGGGAGCAGGCCAGGCTAAAGCTGGTGGAGCACATGCGCCAACTGAGCGCCACGCACACCCAGACAGAGGCCGCCGCCGCACTGGGCATCAGTCGCCGCAACGTCTACAAGCACGCCACCATGAACGACATAACGTTCAAGAAGCCAGAACGAGGCGGTGCGAACAACAACTACCGCCGAGACCAAATGGGCGAGCGCGACGCGAAGTACGCCGAGCGCATACGTGCATTCTTGGAACTTGGCATCACACGGCGCCAGTGCTGCGGGAAGCTCGCCATCAACAATAAGGCCTTTGAGCGGATCATCGCGACCCACGGCATCGACTATCCAAAGGCCCGCCGTGGTAGCACCTCATGCGCCGCATAGCCCGCACCCAGCAACGCAAACGTCAAACCTGGCTCGCACTGCCCGCCAGCGGAATAGAAGAGGTAGGCCATGGCCAAGACTGTGCAGGAGCGCTCGGCGAAAACCGCCAGGAAGCGCGTGGCACTTGCCGAAGAGGAATTGAGGCTCAGGGTTCGCCCCGGCACTCGGCAGGCGCTGGCCGACCTGATGGAGTGGTCAGGCATTACTGAGCAGGGCGAGGCGATGACGCTGATGATTCATCACCTTCATGCCCTGGGTTCGGCCAAGTGCCAGCCGCTGCTGAATCCTCCGCGCCACGTTTTCGAACCTACGGAAATTGTGGCGCGGGAATTCCGAAATAAAAGCCTGCTCGCCATCCAGAAAGACCCGGGCGACGAGATCATTGATCCGGATTAACCTCGCCGGAAATTACCTTATCCAGCCAACCCCGCGTCCAATCTTGGGCAGCAGATAGGGCATCGTCTCTGGTTTTCCATGGCCCCCGAAGGCGATGGAAGCGGCTTTCTTCTGTTTTTCCAGGAAGAACGCCATCAATGTCCATTTCAGCTACGTGAAACTCACCAACGTCCCCACGATAGGTGAATCGTACGGGTATGCCTTTGTACCTGAATGCGTTAGTTGGACCATTGGGGCCGTATGGCTCAAACATGCTTCTCTCCTTGATCCGGCTCCATGCCGGTCACCCGTAATACCGCCGCCAACACCAAATTGCCATTGCCCCGTAGAAAGGTACCTACCCAAACAAGCACGATACTCAGCTTGGGGTTTCGCTAACGACTACCCATCTCATTTTGTATGGGTAGTGGTCGTCGCCGTAGCTGCACTGCAAGGGAAGATCCTCTGTGGGTTGAAGAGTGAAGTGTTTTACAGTTTCTGTTGGTTTTCCCCCGCCCCATGGGTTGAAGACCTCTTTTACGACGACCTTATATGCCCGTTTGGCATCGCTGTTTATCAGATGTGCAATTTGGCCGGCTGAGGCGAAACCGCAGCGTTCATTGTATTTGACCGTTACGACAGGGTCCGCAAATGCTGGGCCAGACAAAATCAGTGCGACGAAAAAACCTATCCAAATCCTTACTCGCATAGACACCTCGCGCGTTCGTGCTAGCCCTATGCCAGCTCTTAGGTTATAGCCCACCAAAACTAAATTGCCACCACCGGACAGCGGATGGCGGCGCCTACCTGAGGTAAACGTAATGCCCGTACTTCACAGCACAATCCACAAGATCGACAAGAAGCCAGACGGCACCCCGGCCGTTCTGTTCCTCAGCGGCGCCGAGCAAGTCGAAAGCCAGGCCCGCGACGATCTGATGCAGCAGTTCAACGAAAGCTATAACAGCACTGCCGGCAAGGGCTGGGGCTTCTTCCATGCAGAATCTGGAGCTTTCCCGTTAAGTGGCTGGCTCGGTAAGTACCTGGCAGGAGTCGGTGACTTCTTCAAGTTCAGCACCATCGCTGTCGAGCACCTGGTCAAGCTCATGGAGGAGTCGAACCTCACCACGGGTGGGCACGCCCTCTTCTGTCACTATCAGCAAGGCATGACCGACTACCTGGTTATCGCCCTGGTGCAGGAAACCGAAGCGGTGACCATGACCGAGGAACTCAGCCTGCTGACGATCAAGCGTCTCGACTTGGACCACATCCGCCTGGCGGCGCGCATCAACCTCAGTGAATGGAAAAGCAACCCGCAGTCGAAGCAGTACATCTCGTACCTCAAAGGCAAGCAGGGCCGCAGGCTCAATGATTACTTCCGAGACTTCATCGGCTGCCAGGAAGGGATTGACGGCCCGAGCGAAACACGCACGCTGCTCAAGGCGTTCAGCGACTTTGTTGAAAGCGAGGATCTGCCAGAAGAGTCAGCCCGCGAGAAGACGAACACGCTGGTCAGCTACTCATTGGCCCAGGCCAAGCTGGGTGAGCCGATCACGCTCGATGAGCTGTCGGGCCTGATAGACGAAGACCGCCCGAAGAGTTTCTATGACTTCATCAAGGCGAAGGACTACGGGCTTTCTGAGACTCTCCCGCCAGATAAGAAGACCCTCAACAAATTCCGGCGATTCACCGGCCGGGCTGAGGGCCTGTCGATCAGCTTTGAAGCGCATCTGCTGGGCGACAAGATCAAGTTTGACGAAGAAGGCGGCACGCTGACGCTACGCGGCCTTCCAACTCAACTTACCGAACAGCTCAAGCGCGCCTCGTCCTGAGACATTGCTTACCGCTGAGATTTCACTAGCTGGTCAATAAGGCCCCAGGCTTGCTCGCGCGCGTGCTGCCTGGCCTTATCCAGCGAGGCAAACAGTTGGTCGCCAGGTCGGATTGGCGGCAGGCCTGGAATGCTGAGCTGATAAGTGAACCCGTTCGTGTGGTGTCGCACCTCAATGTCGAACTGATGGCCTTGGCTTTCATCACTGAATGTTTCAACGCTTGGCATATCCGCTCCTTGATCCGGCTCCATGCCGGCCACCCGTAATACCCCATATCAACGAATCACGCCAGCTGGCGAGGCAGGCGCGCATCTGGAATTTAATATGACCATCGAGCACAACGTCATCAGCTATAGCGGCGGGAAAGACAGCACCGCCATGCTCCTGCTGGCGGTAGAGCAGGAGGTCGAACACCTTCAGGCAGTTTTTGCAGACACTGGCAACGAACATCCCTCGACCTATGAATACGTGCGGTACGTTGAGCAGATCACCGGGGTGCCGATCCGCTGGATACGCGCAGACTTCACTAAACAGATCGAAGGGCGTCGACAGATGATGCGTAACGTCATCGTAGGCACACATAAGAACCAAGGGCGATACGAGTGGACCGTTGAGATCGCCGAGCAAGCGCTCCAGTTGCTTTACACCACAGGCAACCCATTCCTGGATATGTGCCTGGTTCACGGCCGGTTCCCTTCCACCAAAGTCGCTTTCTGCTCCAAAGAGCTCAAGCGCGACCAACTGACGAAGCAAGTCCACCTCCCGTTGCTCGATGCTGGTGACGACGTGCAATCCTGGCAGGGTGTCCGAGCCGACGAAGGTGCGAAGCGCGCATTATTGCCGGCCTCTGAACATGTAATGACGAGGGATAACGGTGCCGAGCTGTGGAACTACAGGCCTATTCTTCCGTGGAACGCTGAGCAGTGCTTCGAAATGCACCGAAAACATGGGATCAAGTCGAACCCTTTGTACGAGATGGGGATGCGCAGGGTCGGGTGCATGCCGTGCATAAACGCAGGAAAGGATGAACTACTGGAAATCAGCAAGCGATTTCCAGCAGAGCTTGAGCGGCTTGCAGAGTGGGAGCAACTCATATCGAAGGTCAGTAAAACAAAGGTGGCCACTTTCTTTCCTGCATCGGACCTCGGTGCCAAATCCGCAGCCGAGGCTGGCACACTATCCCACGGGATCAATGCCAGGGTGGAGTGGGCAAAAACCTCTCGCGGGGGCCGTCAATATGACCTCATCCGGGTTGGCCAAGAAGTTGAGCTTTGCAGCTCAATCTATGGTCTGTGTGAGTGACATCCGATAAGTATTTGGGTAGGTTACTTTGGCAAAACTGACTCGGGAGATTGGCGCTGTTTAAATCCAGAAATGTTTTCTGGAACGTGCCAGTCCAGTACATCGACCCGAAAAGTGGAAACGAACAAAATACCCCAACCCAAAGCTAACACCAGCCCGACATATATGGGAAGTCGGCTGGAAGAAAACCTAGCCAGGATCATCAGGTTAGCAACCGGAGCCCATGGCCTTCCGCTCCAGACACTTTTCTTGATGTCGTCCTTGTTCGAGTTATCCTGAAACAAATGGATTAAAACCTTTCTGCGAAGTAACTTTTGATCAACTTCAGAAGAAATATTTATATCAAACTTCTCATTCATATATCCATACACTCTGTGGCGTTTCAATAGTTCAACCATTGACTCCTCGGATTTTTTGCAATTTATTTCCCAGTGCTCCTGCCAATATTTCGCACCGGCGGCCATTCCCGCTTGAAACAGCGAAACTAAAAACCCTACCAAACATATAACAAAACTAACTATTGGTAACTGCCCAGCAGATTGACATATCCCGGCGAAGAGAACCCCCTGAAAAACCATAAAGAAGTTATTTCTCTGAACGAGTTGAGAGATTTCGAAATTTCGCAAATCAATCGATAAACTATAAATTGATTTCCATGCAGCCAGGTCATCTATTGCTGTCCGACAGGCCTGTTCAGCAATTCGCCTTTTAAACTCAGGAGAATTTAAATCTTTTTTCTTTAATTCGCTTTTAGAAACTTCAATCTGATCTGTCATCTACCCAGCTCCATGGTTTTTTATATGATGCCAGATCGACACTACGAAATCACAGGCTACGGCACCTTGCATTCGCACCTGCCGCTGATTACGACGGCCTGCGCAACAAGTCAATGGTTAAAGCACCGTGACCATGGTTCGCTGGATCGGCCGGCGCCTTCTGCAAAAACTCTGAACTCCCCCACTCCACCGCCAGGCATGGCCCGGCAAGGACTCCCCGTGGCCACAGAAAACAAACTCACCTTGAAGCAGTGGCGAGCCGAGCAGGTCAACCAGGTGATCCGGATCATCGGCACTCACGGCCGGCGCTTCTTCTTCAACCAGGCCGCTGATCGCTACGCCAGCATGGAAGTGGATCAGCGCGGCAAGGTCTGGTTCATCGACGACTACAGCGCCCGTCGAATCTTTACGCACAAAACAACCTGGGGCGGTCGGTGGCGCGGCTTCAGCCATGGCGGCACGCTTCGGTCGCTCGTCGAAGGGTTCCGGGATTACATCCGCACCGGGGAGCCAATGCACCCTGGTTACCTCGGCCCTGAGCGGTTCGGCGACAGCAACATCTGGGGTTACGACGCGGAAGGCATGAAGGCGGTACGCGAACAGGCCGGCGCCCTACCAGTGTTTCGCCAGCCAATCGCGGAGGCAGCATGAAGCGCATCTACCTCAGCGGCCCCATGAGCGGCTTGCCAGGGCTGAACTTCCCCACCTTTCACAGCATGACCGCCAGCCTGCGTGCCGTCGGCCACACCGTCACCAACCCCGCCGAGATCAACCCAGAAGGCGGCACCTGGACGGACTGTATGCGCCGCGACATTGCCGCCCTGATGGACTGCGACACCGTGGCCACCCTGCCCGGCTGGTAGCATTCAAAGGGCGCAAAGCTGGAAGTGCTGATCGCCGAGAAGCTCGGCATGACCGTTGTGGATGCCCATGATTTGCAGATGGTAAAAATCTCAGATTCAGCGATTATGGAGTAATGACTTCCTCGTCCTGCATAGGAACTTTTCTAACACTTACTCCCGGACCATCCTCATCATGATACGTATACAGCTCAAAACTTTGATGATTCATACGGCCACTTACTTTCACATAATTAACTTCAACAATTAACTTTCGCGAGTCCTCGGAAATATCATGCAACATAAAATGACGCTCTACACCACTATACAGTGACTCCAATGTAATAGGGTACTGATCAACCCCATCAATAGACAAAACAACATTAACACCCTCACAATAACTTCCAATATTTGCGAGTGAAAACCCCGAATAATAGTCCCCTTCATGTTGGTGGTTTTGTGTAAATTTCATCTGCAGTAATGGCTCCAGCGACCGCTCATGATTTTCTAAACTGCGCTGTTGTGCAGCGACAAGTGCCGTCTGCTGCTCAACCGATGCTTTTAGTTCGTCAGCCTGCATTCGAAGTGCATCAGCGCTGACACGTAGCTCCGTGCCTTGCTGCATGAAACCCAATATCAGCCAGAAAAAAGCGATCGGGCCAAACGCTCCAGCCAAAAAATCTCCAACACTGTTCAGTTCCATTGTTTGTAGCTGTGGCAAACGACCAAAAATAAACCATGTAAATCCCAGCAGGTAAATTGTTGTAATCACTGTTCCAACCCAAGCTAGTTTGTTACGCATACATCCCTCATGGCGTACATAATATTGGGTTAATCATATTCGATACAGGATTTATCAGCTATCCCTACCTCTTCAAAGTCAGCCGCTATAGCGGCACACCGAAGCGAAGCTAGGAATGCGTTGGAAGCCTAGATCGTATGCTCAGGTTCATCGCGGCCGAAATGTTTTTCGCGACTGCGGTCCTGAAGAATTTTCTTCATCGCCAGCTTGGCGTCTGGATCACCGCACTCCGCCATGCATTCAAGGCAATCACCCCCGCAATCCATGAGTTCAGGGAGGGTATTTAAGGGCCGTTGGCATATTCTGCATTTGTTCATTACGTGATCCTGAGCCGGGGTTATGGGCAGAAATCTCCGAGGCTATCCCGTGCAATTTGAACGGCGTACTCAAGCAATTCTAGGGGAACACTTGGCTCAAATAGGGTCACCTCGAAACGCAGGGTTTCGTCATTCCGGAAAATCTCGAACATCTGCGCTCTGTCACCTTCCCAGCACTCTAAAGCCAAGCCGTCATGACCTATGACGACGCTCGAAGCACGGCAAAAACGGTATTCAATTCCGTGTACGACCACATCTCACCTCCATTTCTAAGGAGGCAACGATACATCTCCCCTCTATGAACTTGATAGCCGCTATGGCGGCAAGGACGAAGTCATGCCTGAAGAAATCAACAAAGCGTGGCCGGACCACTTCCGCTATATCGACACCATTGGCCCGGAAGGCTTGGAGGTGCACTGCATCACCTATCGGGTGATCGGCGAGACCGCGCAGTGTTTCTACATCGGCGATACCCATACCTGCGACTTGGTCAAAGGCCCGCAATACAGCTGGACCGCTGAGGCGGTTAAGAAGCGCAGAAAGCGCGTGCTGAAAGACGGTGGTAACTGGGGCCGTCGATTCGCCTACACCGACAAGGCGCTGGCACTGCGCTCTTACAAGGCACGCAAGGCCTGGCAGCTGCGACACGCTCGTCTGTCAATGGAGCGGGCACAAGCGGCAATCGGGTACTTCGGCGATGGCCAGGCAGAAAGCGTGATACCGGAAGCGGCAGTCACAATCCCGAACGAATACATCCGGGGCTTAAATTGGGAGGACTACTGATGATCGCCCCCCTCTGGTTCGCCTACGTCTTCATCTACCGAGGGCCAGGCCGTGAGTAATTTCCAATGTAAATAGTCGGGAAACCGACACTTCAACGCGCCGACTATCAAGGCTCACCAAACAAGGAGAGCCACATGAGAGCGTTCGCACAAGCAATTATCACAATTGCACCAGTGACCAACCGCAAATCCAGGAATCGTTTCCTCCGTGAATGCGACAGATGGTCCAACCGCCTATACAGGCGGGATTTGATCAGCCTTCAACAACGCCAGGATCTGCGGCGGCAAATCGCAGCAGCGTGCTTGGTGGCGTTGATGTAACCCCTGCATGCCTGTCGGTGGGCGGATTCACGGCAACTGACTGTCGATCCATCGTTCAGCTGCCGCCATCGCATCATCAAGTGCCGCCGGATAGTCAGGCCAGGGGCCTTCCAACTCTGCTGCAACCTCACCCAAGCCATTGATGGGAGCTGGCTCAATGACCTTTGCGGCAACAGGGATCTGGTCGTTCGGGCGACGCCAGTCGAACTTGAGAAACATCACATGGCCCCGGTAAGCGTGCGCTATCGGAGCATCGAAGTTGTGTGACACGTCCATGCCTCATCACGAACTAAGTTGAACCCTTTTGTACACCGCTTCGGTCCTGTTTGAAAGATAGGCAGAAAGCTATCACTCCAATCCCCTATATGCCGCCCCAGCGCGGCTAGGACACACCCAATGCTCACTATGAAACTCACCCTGACACTGCTGGGCGCTTTTCTGTACCTGGTCGGAACACTCGGCCGGTTCTTCTGGGCCGGGCCCGGCCTTGTCGGCGTAGGCACCACCGACGCACTGCTCTACGCCTTCGCCGGCACATGCGCCTGGCTGCTGATCAGCTTCGGCCTGTCAATCCACGTCATCAAGACAGCGCGGCCCACGGTGGGCGGGAGGTAGGTATGGAAATTCATTTCCTGTCGCACGAAGATGTTTGTGAATTGACGGGCGCCAGGACAAAAGCTGGCCAGATCCAAGTCCTGTCGCGTAACGGTATACGGCACACCATCAAGCGCAACGGATGGCCTTGTGTGATATCCGCTTCGTTGATGGTCAGTACGAAAGATATCAAGCCAGAAAAGGCTGAATGGCAACCAAGGATGGGTATCCAGTAAATGGCAAGGCGACCTACCAACCCTGGCAGCATCCCTCGGCTTAGAAAGCGCCTGCGGCCAGGGGGAAGGGTTTATTACTACTACGACGCAGGCGACAAACCGAGAAGGGAGATAGCGCTTGGTTCCGACTACGGAGCCGCAATCGTTGAATACGCCCGACTGGAAAAGAGCCGTGCGGCGAGTGCGCTGGTCGAGGCCGTGCTGACTTTTGAGTACGTCGCTACCAAATATATGGAAGAGGTTGTGCCCACGAAGTCTTCGACCACACAAAAGGACAACACTAGGGAACTGAAGCAACTTCTGATCTTCTTCAATGACCCACCCGGCCCTCTTGAGGCGATCGAGCCGAAGCACGTCGTTCAGTACCTGCGTTATCGGTCGAAGACAGCGAAGGTGCGTGCCAACCGAGAAAAAGCCCTGCTCAGCGCCATCTGGAACTTCGCCCGTCAAAGCGGCTATACGTCGCTGGCCAACCCGTGCGCCGGCATCAAAGGAAACAAGGAAACAGGCCGGGACACCTACGTCGAAGACGAAATGTTTGCGGCGGTGTACCTGCACGCTGATCAGCCACTCAAGGACGCGTTAGACCTCTTCTATCTCACAGCTCAGCGCATAGGTGACACGCTCAAGATGGACGAACGTGACCTGCTGGATAACCAGTTGCTGATCAAGCAGGGGAAGACGAGTGCAAAACGCCGCATTGAGGTTGTAGGAGAGCTGAAGGTGGTTATTGAACGCATTTTGGAAAGGAAAAAGGGGCACAAGATTCGCTCAACCAGGCTCGTCGTAATGGACAACGGCCAGGCGATGACAGCGAGCATGCTCAGAGGGAGATTTGACGCGGCCAGGATGAAGGCCGGGATTGAAAAGTCTGCTTTTCAGATGCGCGACCTTCGCGCAAAGGCGGCAACAGACAAGGAGGAATCGACTGGAAGTATTCGCGATGCGAGAGACCAACTGGGGCACACAACTGTCGGCATGACAGAGCAGTATATCCGGCGCCGCAAAGGCCTAAAGGTGCTCCCCACAAAGTAA